AAAATCTCCTCCTGTTCCTGGACCTGGACTATTACCTGAATTGATAATAATATTATCAATCATTAATTGAATCAACTCTTCTAAATTTGTAGCAGGTGTTCCTATTAATTCTGATTGATTAATATTAGCAATATTAAATGATGATCCGCCACCATTTTCTATTAAAGTTTGAAGTAGTTGAAGTTCAGTACATAATGCTGCAACAACATCACTAATAGTATCTCCTGTACATATATTTCCACATGGAATATCTGGTCCTTGCCAAACTACACAGTTAGATGATATAGGATCACAATTAGTTGGATTATTTGAATTCGTTGGTATCATATCTTTATTCTACATTAATAATATACAAATTATTTTTTATTTTCCCTATTTATAAAGCATCAAATGTAAACACATGTCCAATTAAATCACAGGCACCTGTGCCATTACTAACTTCAAGTGTATATGATGTTCCTTGTACTAAAGCATTTATTTGTACTAAACCAGATACATTTGGTAAAGTTACAACATTTGCACCAGTAGCATTATTATAAAGTCTTACTGTATAAGTTGCTCCACCTGTATGATTTAAATTTGTTACATAAATACTAGATAAAGATCTTGGCCAAACGTTGGTATTAGGATGTGCATTAGGATTAACTGAAAGATTACCTGCACCCATTTTACTAGTCAGCTCATTCCATTGTCCACTTGCACTAAATGAACTTGCTGCAGTAGGATACCATGGAGTACCAGTTGTACGACACTTATCACTTAATGGTTCTAATTGCGTAAACTTTATTCTAGTACATTGAGTAACTATATCAAATAGTACTACTTTATAAAATCCTGGATATAATGATATTGGATTTACTTCTGCATTTCCATTATAACCTTCATAATAAACATTAACAGCATATTGACCAGAACCACCTATACCTGATGCTAATATCTGCCCATTGTTTACATTAATATTTCCTGCATTCCAACTTCCGCTATTTCCAGTTGGAATTGTAGGATCTGCATTACTTAATAATGCATCAAATCCACTACAATAAACACATGATCCATTTTCTAAATTTGCATTTGGATTGTAGTTATCAGCAGCTGGATCTGTACAACCTGATATACAACATGCTGAGTTACAAGCAGCTTCTGTTGTATATATACCACTATGTGTTTCTATACACTCACAATCTCCACAATTTATTGGTTTTTGTGCTGAAACTGTAATAGTATCACCATTTCCAGCAGCAGCAAGTGCAATTTCAATATCTTCATAATTTGCATTTACTAAACCTGGATTGTTAACTAAACCTGATACAAAACTTGTTAAATCATTCCATGTATTGTTATTTGTAGTAGTCATTTCAAATAAAGTATTAAAACTACTATCTGATATATCAAATTTAACAATTGCAAATTGTATACCTCCTGATAGATTATCTACACAATCAGCTGAGCCAAATGGACCATCAATTTGATAACCCCATGGTTGTCTTAAACTTAAAGGTAAACCATAAGAATCAGGATTTTTTGTCCAATCTCTTGCTGCAACAGTTAAATAAGGTGTAGCTCCTACTTGTGTATAAGCACCTTGTGCATTATATAAAGTTGAATTTGGTTGTGCTGCAATATTATATCCAGCCAAAGGAGGACTCATTACATCTATTGTAGGATTACCATAATTTGGTACACATTCCCATAATAATGCTCCACCTGGATTTCCAATAAATATTGAATAATTTTCTGAACACATGATTATTGTACTTCCTCCAACAGTCTTTATCCATTCTAAAACTATTGTATAATTGTCTGTTGGTAATCCTGTAATAAGATAACTTGTAGCACCACCAGGAATTAAATTAGTTTGAACAAGATTAGCTTGAGAATCATATACTAAAACATTTAAATTAGTACCTGTATTTACTGATACAGCAAAATTAACTAATACTGAACCGTTTGATGCATTAGAAGGTGTAGGATCTACATAATCAGTAAAAGTAGCATCATGAATAGGTGTTGGTACACCTTGAGCATTTAAATCATCACAGTATAAACATGTAGAATCATCAATTTGAACATTAGGATCATAGTTTATTGCGTTTGGATCAGTACAACCATATGTTAATTGACTATCACAACAATCTTGAATACAGCTTGCATAATCATTATACTGTCCTGTTTGATCTTCAATACAATCACAATTACCATCATTAGTACAATTACATAAAGACATAAAAGCTCTAAATGACCAAGCTCCTGGTTGACTTTGAGCAGTTATTATTTTAGCAGTATTCCAATCAGCGTTTGATAAATCAGGATATGTAGTACCATTATAACCAGCATTAAATAGAGCATTTTGAACTATTGCCCATGAGTCACCACCAGTTTGTATAGTATATGATTGTGGTTGTATTACAGGTTGTGGATCATCAAAATCAACTGAAAGTTTTGTTATATAAGCTTGCGCTTCATTTATTAATGCAAAACAACTACCTCCTGCATTATTATCTATTTTAAAATAGAATCCATCTACAGGAACTACAGGCCAATAAATATTTGAAGATGTCCATTCTTGAGCTAAATTATCATTTAAATTAGGAGTAAGGCTAATAACATTAGGTGATGCTAATGTTTTATTACTACAACTATTTGTTATATTTCCTGGTACACAAACAAATTTAGGTCCTATACTTGTATTACAGCATTCTGTTGGACTATTTTGACAATCTTGTATAGTTGGATAAATACCTGTACCATCTGTCATTTCAGTACAAGTACATGTTTGAGTTGTTCCAAGACAAGTACATGGACCAGCAGCAGATGATGGTAAAATTCTTCTATATTGACATTCAGGATAAAGAAGATTCTGTAATGCAGGTTGACCTGGTCCAGTGTATAATGTACCTTGTGATGCTTGAAGAATAGTAGCTATATCTTGATATGTTAAACTATTAAATGAAGTTATAAAACTATTTGACCAATCAACATACTGTTGACCTTGAGCAAGTGTATCTTGAAGATAATTTAAAACATCATCCCAACTTTCTGTAATAAATGTTCTTTGTGTAGTACTATTTGCATCTGGAAGTAAACCAGCAGCTGTCCATGAAAGAGGCCAATCATCATGAGGACATGATGTACCAGCTATATCACTCATAGTAAAGAATATTCCGCCATTAAATTTTATTATATTACCATTTGCATCAACACATTGTCCTGGTTGAGGTGCAACACCAGTTAATGAATGCACAATAGAATTTATTGGTAAATGTGTAAATCCATTTGCTGGATCAGTATAAAAGTTTAAAGCTTGAGATGAATTTGAAAATGTACCTATATTTGTATATCCATCACAACTATTAAATCCAGGACTTCCTGTTTGAATACATGAATAATTATATGTACAGGAACCATCATCACAAGTAGCAGCAGAATTAAAATTGTTTGCATTTGGATCCATACATCCATCTACACATGCTGTACAACAGCTATCCCAACCTACATCATTTTGATACAAAGGAGATGATGGTGGATTACAATTACAATCTGCTGTTGCAGTAGGATCATAATTAGTTGCAGAAGAATCAGTACAACCAGAGAATAAACATGAATTATCACTATGTGTAGCAGAAGAATTATAATTACAAGCAGTAGCATCCATACAACCATAAATTCTTGATTGTGGTTGATCAATAAAGAAAGATGCAGCTTCTGTACATGGATTAGTAGCACTATCTGTAACAAAAACATTATATACACCTCCACATATACCTGTTATATTTTGTGTAGTTGCTGTATATCCACTTGGTCCAGTCCATTGGAATGTATATGGTGGCGTTCCTCCTGCTACTATAATATTTATAAAACCATCATTTTGACATACAGGAGGAGTGGCATTATTTTCTGTAGCATCACCTATACTTCCTGTTGTTATAGTAAAAGATTCACAAAACTTACATGATCCATCATCTACAGTTGCGTTTGGATTATAATTATCTGCATTAGGATCAGTACAACCTTTTAATAAATTACCAGAAGATGTTGTTTCAGCTGGTTCTTCACATGCTTGAAAAGGTGTTACATCACATGCAGTAAATTTACATTTATCTGTTATGGTCATAGAAACCTTTTGAGATTTACATCCACCTGTAGTAGTTAAACATGTACATAAATCTAATATGTGTCTTGTGTTAACTGATGCATTATTTACACACCATCTTAAAAATCCATTTTCATTTGTTTCTCCAACAACGCCACCATTTATTGTTATTGGATGACAACTAATAGGATTACCATTTTGGTCTTTTACAACAAATAGAAAACATTCTGAGTCATTACAATTTTCTAAATCTACAAATGCATCTAAATCATTTTGAAAAGTTTCAGCTTGAAATACTCCTTCAAATACATTTGTTCCCCATCCATGTTGATCTAATGCACCATATCCTTGAGCAAAATATGGATTAGATGTTTGAATTGGTGTTAATGGTCCTAATGTATTAAATGGTGCTGTAGTTAATGTACCATCAGCTGGAGTTTTATCACCTGATGTAATAGCTCCTAATACATGTAATGGTAAAGGATGATGTGCTGGTCCAGGATTAGATGGTGCAGATGGATACATATAAAAATCAGATTTTCTATCTGCCATTCCAGCCATCCAAATATTTCTTGTTTGAATGAATTGTGTATGATCTGCTGCCCAACAAGGAGTTACAGTTCCTGATCCATCTGTAGCATTATTCCAAGTTGCTGGATCACCTTTACCATGATATGGTTGATGATGAGTGGTTGAAGTAGCTTCATCTAAAAATGTTACAACTAATAAGTTTTGTTTGCTTGCAATAGGAGGCATACCTATTGAAGTAACACCAGCAAAAACTCCACCACTAGTATCAGTTCCTCCGTTACCTCCTTGAGCTACAGGTAATACTGATGCTGTTACATCAACACCTGCCGGTCCACCATTATGCATAATTACACCATTACTTTGAGCCCATTTTAATATAGCCCAAAATTTATTAGTATTATTTACAGACCATGGAAATACTGAATCTGCAGCACTATTACAATCGTTAGTACCAAAGTTTCTGTTAGGATTTGCATCAACATTTACAGGTGTTCCTGTTACAGCACTGTTTGATGCACATGGAACACCATTTACATCTATAGTAGCATTACCACCACAACTTCCTGAATTTTGAAACATACCAGTCATTGATGATGTAGCCCAATCAAGCCATCTTTCTCCAAATACTGTTGTATGATAATCTTTTACACTTGCACTTATGCCGCCATTACATGAATCAGGATCTCCTGGTTGATTTGCTTCAGCTTTTACTACTTCAATCCAATCTTTAGCTGCATTATAAGCAGCTTGTACTTGTGTTAAACCTAATGATGTTGCATCATAATAAAAATAAACTTCTATATCACCTTGTGCCATACCACAAGCTGCATCAACCCATCCAGGTCTATTAGCATCATCTTTAGCACCAGTTGCTGGAGGATCATATTTTGTTACTACAGTTTTTATAGAATCATATTGTGTAACTTTAGAATCTTGAAAATCACAAAGGTATTTATCTTTTATATAAGAAGGAAGATTGGAACCACAACAAGTACCTACACCATATCTTTCATATCTATATTTTTTAAATATCTCATCAGCAAATCCACGTTCAGTCTGGATTTTTTGTATAGTAGTATCTTTTTTATTACAATTTGATTCCATCCTTATTTTTTAACTAATCCTGCTTCTAATGCTGCTTCATAAGCTTTTTCACAGGTTTTGCAAACAATTTTTCCATCAGATGCAGTTGTTTGTTGACATCCGCATCCTATTGCTCGTTTACAATGTGTACAATTTGCTGCCATATTTATTTGGTTTATTGGTTAACATGTTGGACAAGTTATTTTATCTAATTTCTTTTTTGCAAAATTAAATAACTCTAAGCCTGCCTGGGGATTAGCTGCATATTCTACTTTAGCTTTTGCAGCATCTATATATACTTTTATATCACTTAATTGATCAAGTAATTTTTTTCTATCATATGATGGCTCACAAGGAGTTATATCAAGTAAACACATTTTATCATAGTATTGATTCATTATGTTTGTGATTCTTAAATGATTATACTCTACATAAGCTTTGTCATGAGGACTAACTTGATACCTTATAATATATAATCCATCTGGTATAATAACTCTTGTATTATTACAGTTTTTTGTTTGTACATTTAATGCACAAGCATTAATTGTTAGATCAAATCCTTCTGTTACTTTAATAAGTGCAGGTCTATTAAATCCTGGAACTGTAACTAATAATTCAGGACAATCTATTTTTATATTTTTTGCATATGTACTAGTATCTTTAATACTGAGTACTTCAGGATTTGATACAGGTAAAACTTCTAAGCTTAATATGTGTTTAGCTGCCATAATTTTATTTTAGTCTTAAATACAAAGAGTATCTATTAATAATATACAAAATTAATTAATAAAAAGAAAAAAAAAAGAGCAGGAATATTTCACCTGCCCTTTTTAATAAATACTAACTAAATATTAATTATACAGCATACTCAGTGTATGTTACACCACTTGCAGCAGCTATAGAACCCATTAAGTGTTCCATTTTTGCAATATTTGGATGAGGATCTGCTCCACTTAAACAAGGAACAAATATTTTATATAAATATTGATCATTATCAAATACTCCAGTTGGATTGTTAAATCTAGGCACTGTATGTTGTATGTAATAAACTTTGTAGAATGCACTTCTATCAACTAAAGCAGCACCACATTTAAGTAATTCATCTCCGTGTTGAATTTCTCTAATTCTAGCAGAATCTTTATTACCTTGATTCCAACCACCATCTTGTCTGTATCTACCATCAAGAATAAGATATTCAATAACTTGTTCTCCTGTAGTTTCTTTCTTAACAGCAATTGCAAATGCTTCCTTTTCACCAAAGTTAGAAACAGCTACACCAGATACAGCAGCAGTCATACATGTGTTTGTACATGCATTACCATCATCATCTACTGGAGATGCAGAAACTCTTAATGGAGCAACTCCATAATGATCTCTTGTATCATAAGAACAGTTGTCAAAGAAAGTTGCAGTATAGTCAATAACTAACTTTAACTTGTTATTACCAGAACCACCAGCTACAGCTGAAGCAGTCATAAATGGATTTAATAAAGGATCTTTATTAATTCTATCTACCCATGCAGTTACAACAGTTGCACCAGGAACATCAGTACCACTTGCACAACACTCTCTGTAATCTAAAACAGCATAAGAAAATCTGTTTAAGAAACGTAATGCTTCATCACCTTTAATATCAAGTCTTAATTGATTTTGATCAGCTGTAGATCCATCACATTTGAAACATCCATCAGGAATTTCAATTTCAATGTATTCAGCAGCTGTAGTAACACAAGGTGCACTCCAAAGAGCTCTTACATAATTTTTTTTAATAACTTTTGTTTTGATTGACTCAGCATAACCACCTCTTGCAGGGTTATTACCAAGTGTGTCTGTTTGGTTATAGTTACCAAGAACTAACATAAATTCAGCAGGTATAGCTGCTGCTGATGCAGATGTTGGGAAAACTACTGTTTGGTAGGTCCCAGCATTAACTAAACCAAGTTCTGCTGCGCCAAGGGCTGTAGTAGCTTGATCTTTCAGGTCTTCTATACCTGTAGCTAACATACCTTTAACGTAAGCATGATTAAAATACGCCATTTTTATAATGCCTCCTACTTTACTCAGAGGGCTTTTTTTATAACAAAAAGAATGGGTTTGTTAAATCCAAGATAAAAGTACCCAAACCTAAACTCTTATCCCTTCTATATTAATATACTTAATATTTTTTCTTTTTACTAACTTTTTTCTTCTTTTTTGTGCTACCGCCTTTTTTATATACTGACTTAGCCATTACTTTTGCTGTTTTAGGTTTCTTTGCTTTCATAATTAATTATTTTTTTCTGCTGATTGTGATCCTCTTATATAATTGTTTGCATCATTAATATCACCTGCAACAATTGTACAAGCTTCATCAATAATTAATTCAACTATATCATCTTTAAATTCAGGCTCTACATCTGCTGCAGAGATTACATTTAAATATGGATCAGAACAACCTGCTATTTGTATATTTCTAGGTTTTCTATAAAAAGTTATTCTAGGATTTACAATATCAAATTCTCTTTTGTATATCCTTATTGTATTATTTGCTAATGTGCAAAATGTTTCACCCCATTCAAAATCAGGTCTTTTTAAAGGATCACGCATTATTACATCAACATTAGCTTCTTCAGCTAAATAAACTGTCATTGATCTAGGATCTTTTTTACAGCATTCTGTTGTTGCGTCTGTGTCAACCCTTTTAAATTCTAAATAATTATTTGGAAAATTAGTTCCTAGAAGATAATCATCTTGTATTGAACCAGTTACAGGTTGCGTAGTAAGAAGGATCTGAAGATCATCAATACGTCTTTTAGATGCTTCATCTCCTTCTCTATATGCATTTGTACCATGAAGTTGTTTTCTACACCATTCAATTTGAGCTTTATTAAAAGATTCAACAATTTGCCAACATTCTATATTATCATAGTCATTACTTGCAAGCTTGTTAAGCCTTTGTCTAAATTTTATTTGTAGTGTAGTAATATTCATTTTTTATGTAGCTAATACTAATTCAACTTGTTTTTTAATATCCATTAACATTTCATCATTAACAGGATTCTTTAAAAATTCTACAACTCCAGGTCTAGTAGTAGCTATTTTACTACTTGTCTTTTTATGATGTATATAACCATCAGATCTTGTAGTTAAAATATTTAAAGCTAAAGCATCTTTAACCATAGAGTTAATTCTTAAATCTTCCATATCCATTCTAGATGCATCAATAAAGTTTTTAGCTGCTAAATTAACATCTGATTCTCTTCCATCTCCATTAATATAAGAATCTGCTTCTTCATATAATATATCTAATGGAGTTGATTCAGTAAACTGAGAACTATTATAAGTAAACAATTTTATCATATGCATAAGTTTATTTTTATCTTCATCATATAAATCACTTAAAATACCAAGAGCTTTATTTCTAATTTTAGCATCTTTAGTTCTTGTTCCTGCAGTTTCTTTTACTTTATCTAAATAAAATTTATATTTACCAATTCTTTTTGCAGTTTCTAAATTTGGAGCAACTAAAGAAAATCCACCTGCTTCAATAGCTAAAAGTTTTATTCTATCATATGGATCAACTTTAGGATCAATAAATACAGGATCATTACCTACTTTAATTGTTATTTTATTCCAAAAAGCTTTGTTATCAGGTCTAACTACTTGAACTTTACTCCAGAATTCTGGATCATTTTCACTAATAACATTAGCTGCTAATTCTTTTTCTAATTCTACAACGTGCTTTCTTATTTGTTTTACTTTTGCAGCTTTTTCATCTGCTGGTAGTGTTTTTATTTCTGGTGCAAATTCATTAAGACCAGTTACATATCTTAGTATTCCATTTCTTTCTAGACATATAATACTTTCACTATGAAAAGCTCCTTCATATAATGTCATATTATATTTTTCTAATCCCATATTTTCTATATCAGGATTAAAAAATGGTCTAATAGCAATTGTGCTGTCTTTAACAGCGTTAGTTTTTTCTGTAATAGTTACATTTTCCATTTTAATAGTTTTAATCAGTTTTTAATTTTGGTTTAAAAGAAATAGGGAGGAGCACTTGGCTCCCCCTCATTTCATAATATATATTGATTAGAATGATCCTCCAGTTACTGGGTTTCTCATAACAATCTTTAATACCTTAGTTGGGTCTTTTACCCAAACAGAAGGCATGGTTTGTGTCATCATTACACGATAACCATTGAAGTGTCCTGAAGAAGCAAATCCTTGAGTTCTTCCCATGTAGTCCATAGTACCATTTTGGTAGAACCACTTAAGAGCATTATCCCAAGAAAGCTTTAATAAGAAGATGTTGTCATTTCCTTCATCAGTTACATCAAAGATGATGAAGCTGTAAGAAGATAATGGACGACCATCTACTAATGGATTTTCAATGTCATTAGTATTTAAGTTATCAAATGCTGGATTCAATACAAATTTAACATTAGCTAAGAAAGGAATGATAAAGCTAGTGTATGCATATCCATACCCTAAATCCATACCAGATCCAGTAATAGCACCAATGTTATCTAAGTTTGTAACAGCACCTAAACCTGCTGAAGTTCCATTAGCTTCAACTCTAATAGCTTCATTTACTAATTGCATACCTCCAATTCCAGTTTGAACAACTAATTGTCTCTTTGGATCTGGACCATCAAATTCTACTTTACCAGCATAGAAGTTATATAGTTCATTTTTGAACATATCTAAGCTAAATGCAGATTTGTTGTATACACGTTTGAAAGAGTTATCTAACTGCTTCCAAAGACCAACAGAAAGTCTGATGTCATCTGGACCGTCTTGTCTAACTCTACCACCATGACCCCACATTAAATAACATTCAATGTCATTAGCAATTTTAGTAAGGTGTGCTGCTTCAAGAGACGTTAAGAACGTTCTAGAAAGAGAACAATTATCAAATGCTTTTTTAATGTAATCTTTACCCATTGCTCCTGCAATTGACTCAATAGAATCTAAAGAAGGATCTAGGTTTTTGTCAAAGTTTCTCCAAATTTCAGTTACAGGTACAGTACCATCAGCATTCATACCACCTTTGATCATAAGATCAGCACGTGATGAAACTGAATAATGTACGTGTGCTTCAGCTCCTCCAACAAAGTTGTAGAATTCTCTGAATCCTGCTCCTGTTTGAATATCAGAGAATCTTTCTCCGTATTCACCCCTTGCAGAACCTTTTCTGAAGAATTTAGTACCAGCAGCAAAGTATTTTGTTTCAATACCTGTGCCAGTAGCGTTATTAACTAAAGTACAAGTATAAACCCATCCATCTCCTACAGGGACAATGTCATCTGCAGTAATGTAAAGTTCAAGACCATTGTACTTATCATAAGTAATGATGTCCCCATGACCAAACTCTCTTTTAGAAAGTCTGATTTTGAAAGGTTCACCATCTTTCCCGTCTCCATCAGTTAATCCACTTATGCCCATTGACATAGGAAGAGACTGAGAAACAGGTGTTTGCCATTTGTACTCACCTCTAGCATTGTCCACCATAATTGTGTTCTTACCACCAAACGATGCCATTTGATACAAAGGCATTTCTACCTTTTGCGTCATAGCCCACAGTTCCACTGGACCCATGTCCATTGGCTCTGCATCACCAAGCATTTGTGTTAAGTGATATGAATCAATATGAGAACTAGCCTGGTAAGACGTGTCTCTTAGAAAGAGACCATTGTTTAAAACCGGTGTTGCCATTTTTTCACTTTTTAAAATTAATAATTATTGTTGTTGTCTATGTTAAAATCTTTTAAATATATTAGAACTTCTTGGAAGAGTACGTCTGTTAGAACTTGGCTTTTCATTTGAAGTTACTCCACCGCTAGAATGTTTTTTAGTTGACTGAGCAGTTTTTAATTTTCTAACTGTTTGTTCAACTGCTTTATTTGTTCCTTTAGACATAAGTTGATCTTTATATCCTTTTGGATCAGCTAAAAGCCATAATGCTTCTGTAACTAAATTATAGTTTGGTTCTACAAATTGATACTTTTCTAATAAGTGACCTAATAAGTTTGTTTGTGAGCCATTAATAGATGGGTAAGCTGGATTAACTAATCCGTTATATAAAAGAGCTTGAGTCTTTTTATTAACTTTCATATCACCTACTTTACCATCTTTAAGTGTATCATACACATTGGCCATATAATTTTCTGATGCTTTTTGTTGTTGAGCTTTCATTTGTTCTTGTTGTTGTAATTTTCTTGCTACAACTTGCTCTTGCATTTTATCTAATTTTGGTTTAAACTTGCTTGCTTGTTTTTCAAGTTTACCAAGATCTTTCCAAATTTCTATTTCTTCTTGAATATCTTCTGCACTTCCATATCCTGTAGCTGTTAAATATTCTCTAACAATATGAGCTTGACCATCTTCATTATCTAATGAAAGTTCACGCACTTGTTCTACTTGAGCTAATGCACCAAATAATCCTTTAAGATCTGTGCCACCGTCAGCTACATATTTTGCAGCAACTTGTAATTCTTGTGGTAAACTATTAAAAAATTGTTTTGGTGTTTCTTTTCTAACTTTATTAGCTCTATCATCCATATTAGCTTGGATAAGCTCTTTCCAATCTTTTGCAGTATAATCATCTAAATTTTTATCATCATCAAAAGGAATAATTTGTTCATCTTCAATCATTTTTTTGAAGACATCAGTCATATCACTCATTCTCCTTCTACCTGATGTTGTAGATTTTTCATCTTCTTTTTCAGCTAAATCTAAACCTTCATTAAGTATTTCATCTACCTCATCTTTAGAAACTTTTTCTTCTGTAGTAGTTTCTTTTACTTCAGTCTTAACTTCTTCTTGTTTAGCTTCAACTTTAATTTCTTCTTTTGTATCTTCTTTTACTTCTTCAGCTTTAGGTTCTTCTTTACCATCTAAAAATGATAAATCAACTTTTTCTGGTTTTGAAAATACATTAGGTTTTTTTGTTTCTGGAGTAACAACAGAATCTGCTCCTGGAGCACCGTTAAAGATCTCATCCAAGTTTACATCTACTTCTTTTACTGTTGTCGTTTCTTGCATTTTTTCTGACATAATTATATGGTTTTATTATTATTTACTGGTTATTACATATATAATATACAAAAGTTTTATACCATAAACCATTTAAATTTAAAAAAAAAGAAAGATTTTTTGTAGTATATAGCTAAGTATACTATTTCTTATCTTTTTTAGATGGTTTGGTAGTTTTTTCTACATCATATTTGTTTTTATTTTCACGTGCAATTGCTAAATTCTTTTCAGCTATTTGTCTTTGAGTAGCAAGTTTTTCTCTTTCAATTTGTAATTTAGATTTTTCAAAAGTATTTTTTGTAGTTGCTTGCTCACGTTTGAAGTTCATTTGTTCTCTATACTCATCTCTTTTACGTATATCTTCCATTGCATCTTGGAAATCACTCTGTTGATTTTGATTTATATCTTGCATAGATCCATAACCAGCAGCTCTAATTTCTGCAACAGTAATATCTTTTTGTCTATCTTTATCATCTTGTTGTGCTTGGAACTGTCTTTGTGCTTCAGCTTCTTGTGCTGCAGCTTGTTGCTGTTGTTCAGCCATTTGTTGCTGTTGTTGCATTTGCTGCTGTTGTTGAGTTTGTTGTTTAGTCTCAGCATCTTTAAGCACATCTGTAACTTCTGCTATACTTGTTGCTTTAATAACATTACCAAGATCATATATAGATGCACCAGTAGTATTATTAGTTAAAGCCATTTGTTTTAATTGATCAAGTATTTGTCTATGATTTGTTTTTGTAGTACAAAATACATTAAAATCTCTAAGTAAAAGTTTAGTACCATTAATTTGAAAATTAACTTTTTCTGCCTCAGAAGTAATATAACTTAATCTAACAGAAGGATTAGTACTATGATAATATTGAGATAAATCAGTTCTCATTTGATGTACACGTGGCATTAAGTGATCAGAATGCTGTGTAAAATACATTTCTGTTTGAGAATATGATTGATTCATTGCTTGAGTAACACCTGTTGCTGTTTGTTGTGCAATTGGAGTTCCCATTCTTTGAGGATTAATACCTATTGATTCAAATGCTTGACCTTTAAAATGATTAGCTAATTGAATTCTTGACATCAATCTATTTGTTTGTTCTAAGTTTAATGTTTGATAATGATTAAAATTAGTAGCATTTTCTGTATTAGTAATAGAAGTATCTAATGGCATCATACCAAAATCTTTCATTGCTACATAAGCTTTTGCTAAATTATTCTTACCCCAATCTTCACCCATTGAGTGTCGTGGTAAAGCATTTTGATCAAACATAATAACAGTACCTAATTCATCTACTAGTATATCTGCTATTTGATTATTAACCATATTATAACCTATTTGATATGGTTTCATTAAATCAACAAGTGATGTAGATCTTGTATTTCTATCAGAAAATACTCTTCCTTCTATTGGTAGTTTACATCCATATAAAGAATTATCACCTTTGAATTGATATTCTATTCTTCCTGGCTTTTGTTTATTAATACCTAAATATATTGGAGATTCATCTGATGTATCATTTCTCCATGATGTAGGTCCATTAGGTCCAATTTTAATACCACCCCATACTTCATTAATCCAAAAATAGTCAATATGCTCACCTTGAATTAAATTTTCTTTTGTTTTTTGTTTAAATAATTTAGTATTATATACAGGTTTATCTGTAACTTTATATGTTTCATCAACTATTTCTTGCATTAAAGCACCATCTTCTGTAATTCTAGTTAAATGACCAACTTTTCTTTGTGTCTTCCAATAACATGTTGTAACACGCATCATGTTATAATCACCCCATGTCATTATATCATCTCCTTCTGATAATATAGCTTGTACAACATCACCTCCATATTGACTGGCATTCATGTCACTATTACTAACTAATTTTCTATATGCTAAACCTGGTCTTTGTGTATTCCATTCATGAGATCTAGTAGCATCATAATAAGAACCATCATTTTGCATACCATTATCTAAATAAATTGCATTAGCAGCTGGATAAATACGTTCTAATGATGTAAGTTGATCTTCAGTCATTAAATATCCATATACATCAATAACATCAGCTACACTCATCATATCACATTTACCTGCAAAATTAGAATCAGATATATATCTTGAGTCAGGAGATTTTTGATAAAATGTTAATGCTGGATTCCATAATTCTACATCATAGTCATCTTCCATCATACGGAAATGCCAAAATTCTCTATCACAAATAAGCATATCTTTAAATGCTCTTTCTTCAAGTTCTTGCATTTTAAATCTTTCTTCATCAACATTTAATTGATGATGTGCCCATTCTTCTATTAAACTTCTATAATCTTTAGAAAAGAAATCTTGTATTTCTGGTAATGTTTTTAATTTTTCTGGTGCAATATTTTGTTGAAACTCTTCTGATTCAGGATTAGCTCCTTGTTGAACCATTTTCATAATTAACTGATTTCTTGCATCAGTTAATAGTGATTCTTCTATTTGTATTCTTTTTTGTTCTAACATCTCATTATAAGACGTATCATCAACAGCTCTAAACTGAACTTTAGAATATCTTTTTGAAAACTCACCAACAAGAACATTAATTACATTAGGTATTATAGGATAAAATTTTAACTCTAATGCTGTTTGATCTTCTTTAGTTAATATATTAATAAGATCTGTATAGTCATTATCATCTTCAATAATATAATCTGTTTTATCAATTATACCTTTTGCAAGTTTATAGTTTTTTAATATTTTTCTTGCATTATCTCTAAGATAATCAAGACCTCTTTTTTCTAACCAATCTAGATTCCACGCAGCCCACTTATCATCTTTTTCTTTAGCAGGTAAAAATTGTAGTGGTTGTGTTAATGATACTGAAGCATGTCTTCCATCTGCTTTAGCACCATTTTTTAGTTGCATTGCGCTTAATACTTTCATAATTTAGTTTTCTTCATTTGAATTATAAACCACATCATCATAATCATATACATAAATATATTGAATATGGGAATATGGAGAATCCCAATCTATTGTTGTTGTAGTTACCCAATCATACATTACTTAATATTTTTAAAAGGATTTCTTCTTTTTTTAAGTATGTTATTATTTTTTTTCCTTCCTATATTACTAAAAGGTCTCATAGATAATTTATACAAATTTTGTGAATTATCCAAAGATTCTAGTGATTTATCTCTCTCTTTACGTTTAACATACCCTCTATTTGCTTGTTGCATCTTTGCAAATGCTACTAATGCAGCAAATGATACAAGTCTATCTACGTTTAATCCTGGATAGTATTGTAACATTTCTGTTATTAACATTTTATCTGGTATTCTTTCTACACCAAACTTTACATTTAATACCTCACCATTATCATCAAGTTCTTCATCTATTGATTCTCTTATAAATTCTATAGCATATGATATAAGATGACTTTTAAATAAAGTACCTGTATTTTTCCAACCATATTCTTGAAATACATTACTATTAGATCCAAGATCTTTAAGAAATACCATTTGTGATTTTGGTACTAAATATTTTTGTTTTCTTTTTGAAATCATATATTGAATAAATAATGATATATTATTTTCTACAATAGTCCATGCATTATACCATTCAATAATTCTTTCTAGTTGTTCATGTGTTTTACTTATGTCATCATATCTACCACACCATGTTGCAACTATTTTATCTCCTTCTATAAAAGTTTCTAATCCTTCTGGTGTTTCTTTTGTTACTTCTACAGGATTTTTATATACAATAATACTACATAAAGAATCTGATGTAGTTGTTTTACCTTCTGACACAGGGTCAATAGATGCGTAATAAGTTCCAAAATCTGGATTTTTTATAGGTCTTTCCCACACAGTAAGAACACCACCTTTATCTTCTCTTTTTTTATTTACAGGAAATTCAGATATAGGTGCTCTATTTGATTTAATAGGTTTAATTCCTTTCTCATCTCTTTCTAATTCAATAAACTCATAAGAATATTCTTTACGTTCTATTCTTTGTAACTGTTTAGTAAGAAAACTTTGAGGAAATATAGAAGCTTTTCTATATGCAAATGCTTCTCCAATGTTTGTAGGTTTTTGAGATATACGTAATTGATACTGTTCAGGATCTAACTCATCTTTCCATTCTTGTCTTTCTGTTGAAATAGCTTTTAAAGATGCCTCAATTAAAGAGTTGCCATATTTATCTATAAAAGGAGGCATAGACCATTGTTCTGGTATAAATAACCCAGCAATACCTATGGTACCTTTATCATCAATAAGATCTGTTTTTACACCTAAAATACCATTGGCTTCAGGTTGCATTATCATTTTCTTTAATGGTTCACATTGATCAAGATCACCCACTGAACCTGCAGCAATAAATTGTCCAGTTGTTATCATACCAGATGTCATAGCTGGTCTAATATACTCATATGTTTGATCCATCTTTGGTGCAATACCAGCCTCCTCATGAAAAAAGTAAGTACAAGGTCCACCTACACCTGTTGTTGCATTCTTTTCAAAAGATGCACCTTGTATTTTAGATCTAAGACCTCTTTGAGTTTTTCTGTTATTAACTCTTACTTCAATTTTTTGTTCCCATAAAAGAACTTTATCTGGATTGTTTGGTCTATACCATGCAGTATGTTGATTAAGAAATGTTGCATATTCATCTAAAAATTTCCATGAACCTTTATCATTAATATAATCTTTTAATGATGCACCTATTTTACATATTGATCCTTCTTCAAACCAATATTGATTAACAATTTTTGCCATATGAAAATAAGAAGAAGCAATCTGACGTTTTTTAAGAATAGCTACATGTTTATAATTAATTTCAGCCATAATTTCATATAAAGCCATATGATACTGAGCATCTCTTACTTTAGCAAATCCATATTTTTTTTCTTCTTTATCAAAAATAGGTAAAAAGTTTAACCACATATAATAGTCACGTGTAATATACCATGTATCATTTTTACTATGATATATTACACCTTCTCTACATTTATTTTTTTGGTCATTCCAGTATTGTATAAAATCTTTAGATCTAAATGGTTTATCACAATAAAAACCATTTTTATTAAAATTAACTGCTTGTTCATTAAATAATAATGCAGTTTTATCAAAATTATATTTACCTGGTTCTTTAAAAATAGAATCAATAAAAGATCTAAAATCCTCTATTGATTCAAATTTTGTTTCAGACCATTTATTGTCCTTGTATGTAGGTATAACCTTATACATCAACTACTTTAGCAACAATATCTTGCTGATTAAATAATAAACATTCTTTACCTTCTGATTCAATACTCATTGGAGTACCAAATTCACTTATTCTAACATTGTCTCCTTCTTTCATTGTTTTTACATCTTCACCAACTGACATTACTGTTCCTGTCATTGGATCTTCTTGTACTGAATCAGGAATATAAATTCCAGTGTTACCATAAGTTTCTTTTTTTTCATGTAACTTAATTAATACTTTGTTACCTAATGGAATAATTTTTTGCATTTTTTTTATTTTTGGTTATTACATTTGATCATAAGCCAAGCCTTGTCCTCCACGTACTTGACTTTTTTGTTCATCTTTCATATCATTATATGCCCCTTTAAATGATTGTCTTATTTGTTCAAATTTAGCAGCAGTATTTACTAATGATGTTAGGTTGCCATCTCTACCGTGTTCAATAGATGTAGTTTCCATATATCTTGCTAATCTATCAAGCATTGTTTTAATTCCTTTATATGCTCTATATGTTGGTGTTTGATATAAATCTTCACAAAACCTAACAGCATTTCTAATAGATTCATCTTCAGAAGATTCTTCTAAACCTATTTCATCTACAATTAATTCTTCTTTTTCATGTTCTGGCATATTAAAAAATGGATTCATATCTGGATCAGGACAAGTCATATAAAAAATATATAAATAAACTTGCATATAAGTATCTGGATATTTATCCATAATATTTTTTAATGTTTTTAAAGAATAACAATGTTCTGATGGTATTACTTTACCGTTTTGTACATCAAATAATTTAGCTAACATAATGGGTTGTCTTTTATCCACATTATTAGACTTCTTACTTCATCTTTTAAATATGGTAGGTTATACATTTTTATTTCTTTTATAATAGGTTCTCCATTAGAATCATACTTATTTATTGGATAACCATTTTTATCATCTTTTTCTTTTTCAAAAGATACATGTTGTATTGTTAATTTACCAGGTTTTAATTTTGGATTATGCTTAAGAATAATATACATATATAAACTTAATTGTATATTATAATGATTTAAATTACAATCATCAAGATGAGTTAAAGGTTTAAACATTTTAGATGTTATACCTTCCCAGTTTACAAAACCTTTTTCTTTTATTTCTTTATTTGTTTTATAATCTGTAATGTTTACTTTTCCGTTAACTATTTCTACTAAATCTGCTTGACCACAAATACATGCAGATTTTAGATAAGCAAAATGTTCTGGATAAACACCAGGTTCTAATTTTTGATTAGGGGCTATTTTAACACCATTAGAATCAACTATTGGTTTTATAATAGGTATTTCTACACCTTCACGTTCTATAGTCTTAAAATCAAGCATATCTGATTCTCTCTGATTATGATACCAATTACCTAAATCAATAGCTCTTTGACTTTCTTTTTCCCAAATATTTATAACTTCTTTAGGTTTAAGACCATACCATTTTGAACGTTTATTCTTACAAGATTTTTTTGCAACAGCTTCTTTATCAAACTTAGGTTTAAACTTAGCAATAAAAGAAGTAACACTTGTCCAGTTTATTTTATCTTTTTCTAAATTTTCATCTAAACTTTGATATATATGCCCATCTTCTTTAAAAACTACTGCCATAATTATTTCTTTTTACTCATTATTTCATTTAATGCTTTTTCATCTTGATCTGACATTATAGCATCCCATTTACCACTTGGACATGAAGAAGATAATGCTCTTGTTTTAAAAGCAAGACTACATCCACAATTTGCACAACAAGGTTGAGTACCTGAAGCAGCACAGTGACTACCTTTTATATCTAGATAATCACATTCTTTACATATGCTATATCTATCTCCTGCAATAATTTCTACATAGTCTTTTTTCCAAATATTATTTTTAACACCTTCATATACTTGATCTAAATGTTTTATTGCTCCTAATAATTTACCTAGTTTCATTTTTCCAATTTTTTTTATTATCTATTTCTATATTTATACGGTCTAATGTTTTTTCCATTTTAATAAGTTTTTCTTTTACTGGTAAATGTTTACCATATCCAGAATATGTAGTTTTTTCCATATTACCTAACATATCTTTATGTCTTTTTATAGATCTTTCTAATCTATTTTTTCTTATTATAAAAGTACCTAAATTTGGTAAAAGAACTCTAGTATTATTTAATTCTTCTAGTTCATGTCTTACTTTGTTATAAAAGAATCTAACAAATTCCTCTACCAAATTTTCATGTACTTCACATTCTTTTGCAATATCCTTATAAAATGTTTTATAAGTTTTAGGTTTTATGTTATTCTTCAACACTAAGAATTTTAAAATCTAATAAAATAGTACCATCAACTTGCAACTGAATATTTTCTGATAATAGGATTTTTTTATTGTCTTTTTTAATCAAGCCTTTACTTTTTGCTTTTTGAATAGCATTTCTGCATGATTGAGCACTTTTAAAAATTTGTTTTTCAGATATTACTTTACAAAATTTATTTAATTCTGTAGTTTTAAGTTTTGCTAATTCACATAAACAATCTAAATCAGCTTTACTTATTTGAATATCATTTAAAAAACAATAAGTAACTATTTGATATTTTATAATATCATCTTTAGAAACTCTAATCCTTTTATCTACTTTTTTTACGACAGCCATGTTTTAACAATATCATTGCTGTTAAGTAAAGTATAAGTGAAACTGTTACTCCAAGTATCTCTTGCTTTTCTCATGACTTTCATGAAAAATCTCCAATCATCATTGTCTGCAATAACCTGACAACCAGCAGACCACTTATCTACTTGTGTTGATTTTTTACCAGCATATTTAGTTGCTCTATGAATATTTATACCAAACAAACCTGTATCTAAGTTTTCTGTATTTAGATTATATACATCATCTCTGTTGTTATCTCTATATACAGTAACAGGTTTACATTGACCTAAAGCTTCATATCTACCTTGGTGTTTTCTAATTTTATGAGATCCTCTATACTGCCCTTCTTTTAGTATTGCAGTACCTTTTGATTTAACTATAGGAGCATCCATGTAATGTGATCCTGGATCAGTAGTACAATCAAATTCATAATATTTCCAAACTCCATTTTCTTTATAAGAAATAGTTATTGTATCATCAAATTTATTTGTAACTTTTCCAGCTGTTTCAGCATTTCTAATACCTACAATATTTACATTGAAATCTCCGTTTTCAAACCATTTATAACCTTTAGATTCTACAGATCTTTTAATATGTTCTCTACTATACTTCATCTGCCACCTTTTTTAAAGTTCTTTTTGCAGGTACTTCATCAGGTGTATCATTAGATTCTTCAGTACTAGCTCCCATTGCTTGTGCTAAAAACATTTGTGCTTGAACTCTTTCAGCTCTAGCTTTTTCTATGTCTCTTAGACATTCTTCATACTCTAATTGTGCTTTTAAATGCACAATGTTTTCTTTGTAGAAGATTGTTAACTCTTCTCTTTTAGCTGCCATTTGTTCTTCAGACAGCTCAACTTTTTCTTTTGCCATTTTTTTATTTTTATGGTTAATATACATTACAAATATACAAAAAAATAAACAATAAAGGTTTACTTTTATAAATTTTTTTAAAAATTAAATAAAATAAGTTTAATTTATTAGTGATAACCGTTTAAAAGATCAAGTAGTTCTTCTATTGCATCATGTCTATGTGAATCTTCTAATACAGTTTTAAATACATGTTTTGAATTTACTAGTTTTGACATATCATGATATGCTGAATAGTTCTTATCTTTTAAATCTATTTGATATGAATCACCACAAAAAATCATTTTAGAGTCTTTACCTAGTCTTCCAATAGCCATTGCTAATTGACTTCTAGTTAAGTTTTGGAACTCATCTACTATTACAATAGAGTTATCAAATGTACGGCCTCTAAAATGCGCCAGAGAGCATAATTCTATAGTTTCATCCTTTTCCATTTTATCTAAAAGTTGAGGTTTGTTATAAACCTTTCTCATATTAGATCTAATTGGTACTAGCCAAGGTTCCATTTTTTCACGTTCAGAACCAGGTAAAAACCCATTATCTTCAGTAGAAACAGTAGGTCTTGTTATAATTATTTTATTGTATTGTCTTTTAAAAAATTGATCTAAAGCTATTTGTACTGCAAGTAATGTTTTACCGCTACCAGCTCTACCTACAATAAAATTATAAGGTGTTTTTAAAATTTCTGCTTTTGCTTTTTTTTGCTCATCAGATAGTGAAATTGAAAATCTGATTGCTCCTTTTGGAGGAGTCTTTGCTTTATTTGCCGTTGGCATATTTAAAGTTTAAAATTATTTATTTGTATTATACTTATCTCTAAGTTTAATACATTTTTCAAAATCATCTCTTTCAGCAAAATAATCTATAAGATTTTGTACATCATCCTTAGTAGGAGTATCTGTAATATCATGCATAAATATAAATGATTCTAATTTTTCTACATTAACAACATCTTCAAGTTTTTTCCCTCCTATAAGAAGGTAATACGAATTAGTAAATGCATGATATATGAACTTTTCTTCATTTTTTAATTGTTCCATTTCTGTCATTTTGCTATATTCTTCGTAACTAAAACTCATCTTATTAATGTTTTTGGTTGCAAAGTTATAAACTTTTTTATATAACTTGCAAGTGATTATAAAATTATTTTATTGGTTCCTTAATATTGATCTAAATTGTGATTGTGTAGGTCCTTTATAAAATGGATGTGGTTTAAATAATGGTAATTGTCCAATACTTGGTCCTATAATATTATCATAGGATTTATTAAATTGTGGGTTTATACCTGTAAATGTTCTTAAATTAGGATTATTACCAACAGTATTAAACATTCCTATATTTTCATTATATTTTAAATTAGGATATTTATTAAGTAATCCACTAGCAGTTGTTGGAACTATATTTCCACTTCCAAATACTTTTGCAGCATTAGGTAATGTTTTATAACCTCTTAGTAAACTACTAGGTACTCCAGTTAACTCAAATGTTCCAAATGCAGTATTTGCTAAACCTGAAGTAATATCACCTTCTTGAAAATTACTAATTGCATTAGGAAATGTATTTACTGCAGCATTAGTACCCCATCCTACATTAGCTAAATCTCCAAATGTTAAAGATCTGCCTGTAACAGGATTAATAGAACTACCTCTAACTGTTGTTGATGGTACACTTCCTCTTGTACCTTTAATTACATTTTTTATTCTGCCTGGTATATTTTTTACTACATTTAAAGGTGTAGACATAACTGTATTATAACCTTTAAAAGGTAAAACTGTACTAGCTGCAATTTCTATTGGTGACCATGCATTAATTGGATTATAATTATAATCTTCTACAGCTCTTTCATATCCACCTGCACCTTGAAAAGCTGGTGCAGTTGAATATAACCACATCATATTAGGTGCTATACCTTTTTTCATCCGTTCTTCATGTTGTTTATATGCTTCTGTATATTCTGCAGCCCGTTGTCTTTCTCCAATAGTTCTATTATCTTGACTTATAAATGTTTGATTTGAACGATTATTATTTAGTTTTTGTATATCATTAAAATTAACTTGATTTGTAACTACTCTTGTATTATCTGGCGGAAGAGTATTAAGATTATTTATATAAGGATTATTTAAATTATTATTATTAAAATCAATATTAATATTTTCATAATTATAATCTTTATCAAAATCAAATCCTTCTGGTACATATGGTAAATTTTGATCATAACCTGAAACCATTGAATTAATTCCGTCTTGAACAGATTTATTATAATTTATATATGCTCTTTCTTTTGATCCTTCTGGAAATTGTTCATTAATATATTTTAATAAGTCTCCTCTATTTTGAAATATATTACTATTTTCTTGAGTTCCATCATATTTTTTTATTTCTTCATCTAAAAATTGCATTACTTCTGTAAATTGAGGAGTAGCTACTTCTTCATATGAATATGGATGATATGGTTTACCTTTATATGTAAACTCAAAATTATTTGCATCTTTATTTGTAAGATTAGAACGAAGATATGGATTTTGTGTATTTTGTGCTGCAGTTAAATTATCTCTAGTTTGACCATAATAATCACCAAAACTCATATTAGCAAATTGTGGAAATAAAAGATTAGCAGATTCTATATCACCATCTTTTAAATATCCTTGATACCTATTAAAATCATCCATTTTAACAAAATTCTCATAACCACCGTAAGGTTCATATAATCTTTTTTGTCTTTCTAATGCTAATGCTATTTCACCAAAGCTTGGCGTTTCAGAGTTATACATTTGTGCTTTTGGTAATGAACCTCCATACTTAACACTCATTGGATCACCAATATCATCACCTATTTCATAATTTTGTGCTACAGTATTATTAATATCTATAATATCTTGATCATTAAAAAACTGAAACATTCTTTCAGTTGGTAAATTAGGATTAGGATTATTTTTAATGTATTGTTTATATTGTTCAAGTATTTCAGGAGTTAAAACATCTGTACCATAATTAAATCCTATAGTTTTATACATATCATATCTTAAAGCTTCTAAATCTGCTTTTCTTTCATATACAGATTTATCATGAGAATTTGCATCATCAGAAACATTCATTTTACTTTGTATATAATTATAATCAGCATCATTTAAATTAAAATCTTTAATATACTTACTTGAACCCATTTGATGACCAAGCTCATGGGCTAATGTTGCTTCTAATTGTGATTTTAATTCAGCAGGAGTTCCTTCAAAACCCATATCTATATTTAAACCTTGAATTTGTCTTGGATCTAATACAACATCTCCTTGTCTTGATCCTGATGTATAAGCTCTACTGCCTGTTTCACCTCTCATTAATTTATTTCTAAGCTCTCTAAATGCTGGAACATCTAGGTGACCATATTGTGATTGTATTATAGCTTGAAATTGATCATCAGTAAATATATTTGGTTCAGCTTCATTTCTTATTTTTCTGCTGTCATAATTTAGATCTGCTTCTGTTCTTTCTTCACCTATTCTTGTATAATAAGGATTTGCAAAAAATACATCTTTATAATTATAATCTATACCTGAATCTTTATACTGATCATTTAAAAAAGTTACTTTATCAAGAATTTTTTTAATTAAATTAGGATCATCATCATAAGCCTCATCTCTGTAAGAATTAGAATCTGCATCATACATTACTTTAGAATTAGCTAAAGCATCTTTTCTCATGTCTATAATTTCATCAACATTCTCATAACCTTGATTAATTAATTTTTGTTTATATAAATCTCCACTTATAGCATTATCATAAAAATCTTTTTGTAATTGTACATCTTCCTTTTTAATTGGATTCATTATTGATTTATATTGCTCTTGAAACTGTGCTTCTTGTGCTGGACTTTGAAGTTGAGGCCAATATATATCTCCTTGTTGTAATCTGTTTTTATATTCTTTTTTAGAAATGCCTTCCATTCCAGGCATATTTTTAATGTATTTGTACTGTTTTACCAAATCTTTATATGTCATATTTGATGTACGTACAAACTCTTGACTATCTTTATCCCATGTGTATCCTGTCGTTGTTTTACCATCAGTAAAAATCTCTGGTTTTAATTCTCTATACCAACTTGTATTATTTGGATCAGCAGCTAATGTACTAGAAAATGCCCCATCATCTAGAATTTCTGAATATGGAACATCTGTTGTAGTAAGATACCTAGCATCACCTAGCGCAGTTTCATATTCTGGATTTAAAATGTAACTACCATCATCTTGTTTGGTATACATTTTTTGATATAATCCATGAAGAAATCTTTTTTTATTTTCTTTTTCTAAAGTTTCTTTATTCCACAATAGAGGATGAACCATATCACCTTCATTATTTATATATGGATTATTAGCAAAGGTTATTTTTTCATCATCACTTAAAGCATTATAAGCATCTGAATCTTCAAACCCTTGTTCAAACCATTGTGGATTATAAACACCTGTTCTAGTTTCTACATTACCATCTTTATTTTTATAATCAAATGTAAACTCTCCTTCTGGCACATTAAGAAATTCTGATGGTATATATTTATATGTTTCAGCCAGATTAACTTCTGTACCTGGTTGAGCTTTAAAAAGTTCACCCCCATCTTTAAAACCACCAAATGGATTTGTACCAATCATAGTATTATCTGCTGGAATTACAGTTTGATTTTGTAATTCTTGAATCATTTTTAAATTAGCTTCTTGTCTTTTTAATTCTTCTTCATTTATATTATTTATCCATGGTTGTAAATACATATTTAAATATCCTTCATTTCTAGCTAATGGTGAACCACCTTTTTCATCATTTCTAATATATTCTGCTAATGCTTTATCAATATTATTAGTCATAATAGCATCAGCAAATTTTGGATATTTACTTAATTTACCAAGATTATATGTATAATCTGCAAGCATAAATTTAGTTCTAGCAGGTAAATTATCATATGCAGTTTCTCCATAATTAGCATCAATAAAAATTTTAGTTTTTCTTAATGCGTTATCTATATCTTCTTTTCTAAATAATTCAGCATCTTCTAATGATAATCCTGATTTATATGTATCAAAAATATCTGCTCCTTTTCTACCAAAACCTATTGTAGCTTCTGATTCATATGTACCATTTGAATTTTGATGATAATATGGGTAAAACTTACCATCTTCATATACTTTATAATATGTTTTGCCATCAGGTTTTAATACTGCTGAATCTTTATTTTTTACATAATCCCAACTTGTTTCTTCTTCTTGTATAAAGTTTTCAAATTGTTCATATTCATCTTTAAAAGTAACTTCTGCATTTCCTTTTTGAGCTTTTTTTATAGTAAATGTTTGACCACCTGTTTTATATTTTATATCATCAGGTGTATCATCTAAAGCATAACCTTCAGTTTGTCCACCATACTCTTTAAATGGATTATAAGATTTACGTTGTAAATCAAATATAGTACCACTATAATTATCTAAATCATATGTATTACCTGTATTTATTAATTGTGGATTTTTTTGTAAGTTGCTATAATAACCTAATGTACCTTTTTGACTTTTTGTTAAACCATCCATAGCATTCCATCCTTGTATATTACTTATACTTGTAGCATTTGGTATTACAATTTTATTAAATCCTGAATTTTGTAAAAAGTTTAATGTTTCATTTTCAAATCTGTAATATGGTTTAGACCCTATTCTAGACATTGGAATTAAACTCTCTAAATTAAGATCAGAATTATCCATAATTCTTCTAGATGTTGGGTAAAGATTTTCACCAGTTTGAGCTAGTCTTGCTAATTCTTGTTGTTGTATATCTAAAGCATTATATTCATCAGCAAATTCATCTAGTCCAAATATTTCATTTTTTCTTTGTTGAATATTATTTATTTTATTATTTATATCATTTAAATTGCTAAAATATTTATCATTTCTTTTTTCAACTTGAGGTTTTATTTTTAATAATTCAGAACGATTTTTATTACTTAAAAAATCAAACATAGGATCTTTATTTATATCTGTCTGTAATTCTTTAAGTATAAATAACCCTGGGTTTTCAGCATCTACAAATCCTCTTACCCATCCCATAGCTAATGGATCTAATATATGTAATCCATCATGATGACTATCTAAATATGGTTTTTTTAATAAATTTGGCATAGAAACAGAATAATTTGTAGGTGTAATTCTAGTTCCTTTAAATTCTGTAAAGCCTCCTGGTAAGTAACTAAATTGTGAAGGTAAAAGATCTGGGTATCTATATAATCCAAAATCTGCTCCATCAGAACTTTCCATACCGGTCCATTTAGATCTAAAACCTTGTGTACCATCTATCATACGAGCATCTAAATTATTTAATAGAGGTTGAAATGCATGATTTGTTACTGCTAAATCTGAAAAACTTTGTTCTTTTAGTTTAGATAAATCTATTTGGTTATTAGATATAAGGCTAGGATTATTTTTTAATGTGTTTTCAATAAACATTGCCTCACCTTTATTAAAATTCTTTAATAAAAATTTATCAAACTGCTTAACAGGTAAAAAAGGTTTTTTAGTAATCATATTATTAAAACCACTAAAAAAGTTATCTGCCAACCTTGTAACAATTTTACCTTTTTGTGCTTTTGCTAATGCTCCTCCTTCTTTTTTATATAAACTTTCAAGTGGATCAAATAAAATTCCTTGCTCATCAAAATATTGACGTTTTTTAAATGGATCTAATAAATTAAATTCTTCTCTTGTTAGATTACGTTCAAGAAGAGGCATGTTAGGATCTTCTACAAATGCTTTATAATCCCAGTCACTAAGTTCAAACTCACGTCCAAGGTAATCACTTATAAAACTTTTACGTGGCATACTACCATCTGTTTTTCTTCTATAAGTTTGAATTCTTGGAAATTTCATAAAAGTTCCTTCAAAAGGAGTATTTAGACTAAATTTTTCTGTTAGAAGTGGTGCTATTTGAGCATTTATATCAAGTACATTCTTTCCACGACCTGGAGTACTTATTCCTGCTATATTTTTTCTTATTGTATTACCTCCAGATGTATTTGCAAATCCTTCATCACCTGATAAAATTAATGATGGACTATTGGTACGACCTAATAAAAAATTATGTTGATTAGCCATTTCACCACGTCCTCTAAAAGTAGCTAAATTTGTAATTGGATCAACATTCATTAAACCAGCATTTACAACATAATCAGCTACAGGAGTATTTATATCTATATATTGGTATGAAGGTTCTTGTACATAACTTACATTTTCTCCATAAGGTTTAGTCTTAAAGCTAAAATTGTTAAATCTATTTTTAGGATTGCTAGTTAATCTTTGAAATGAAGTAGCACCTTGTAATGGAACACCGCTAGCATAAAATCCATATTTACCATATGACCTTAGATTTTTTTCAAACTCATTAGTAAAATTATCTCTAAGTTTGGTAGCATGTCTATTATCCCAATCTATTTCTTGATTTCCAATTACAGGATTCCTTGCATTAAAAATAGGAATTCTAGGATCAGCAAATATCTCATTCATAAAAGAAGAAGGTTTTCCTTTTGTAAGTAACTCTATATAAAACTTAGGATTTATTTCTTTTAAGTCTACAGCCATGTTAGCTGCATCTATAGCAAAATTTTTATCAACATTAAATTGTGAATAATTTTTTGCAAGATCAGCAAAATTACCTACAGGTTGAAAATCAGGTTGATTTATATTTGATATTACAGCCTTTTCATAATCTGTAAGATTTCCAAAATCAATTCCTTTTAAGTTTAGCTCATTAACTCCTATAAGTTGAGGATTAAAATCAAAAGTTTGATTTATTCCTCTAAGATCTAAATTAGGATTATTAGTTCTAATTAATTTAAGTAAATCCGGTCTAATTTTTTTAGGTGTATATTTAAGAGCATTTATACCGTATTTTAATAAACCTGCTTTACCCCCTGGTTGAAGTTTAGGTAAAGATCCCCCGTACTTACTACCATCATCTGTTAAAGCATCATATGTATCTTTAAGTCCTGAATAAAGAGCTACTAACGAATTACTTTTTTTAAGTCTATCTAAATTCTGTTGATTTTTACTATATATAACGCCTTGATTTTGGTTTGAAGCAACAGATTGATTTATTAAATCTTGCCTTTGTTGAGCTGCATAATCAGCATCTGATATAATTTCTACTGGAGGTGCAGTTTGATTACTATATCCAGAAAATGTATCTGATGCATTTGGTGTAATACCATAATCTATATCACCTCCATAATTTTTATTAGCTATTGCACCTGATCCATCATAAGTATCATATCCGTATAGTGCTCCGTAATTAACATCTGGTCTCTCAGATCCAGTACCAAAAAATCTATCTATAAATGTATCTCCAAAATTTGTTTGATAACCTGACCATTGATTACCACTAGCAACATTTACTTTCATATTAGTTTCATCAGCTAATCTTTGACCAGCATCACTTTTTTTGCATACACCCATATAACATGTTATACCAGAAGCATCATCAAAAGTTTCATTAATTACTTCAGCAAATGTATCTGTAAGACCAGGTGTTTGATCATAACCAAAATGTTTTCTTTCTTGTTCACCATACATTATTGGTCCAACTTTACTTGTACCATGTTGCATTATAATAATATCACCAGTAGGGCTTAAGTTTTTTATATCTTGAAAATATTTATTTGTTGCATCAACAGGACTTATATATTGTTGTTCTTGTTCTTCTAGTTCTGCTAGTTTTATTTCATTTAATATATAGTTTAAATGATCTTTGCTTTCAAATAATGCGTCATCTAATAATTTAAATTCTCCTTTATTAACGTTATAGAAATGGTCTTGATCCGAATATGTTAATGGTGATAATGTTTTCATTAACTCCTCTTCTTCTTTTCCTAATCTTCTTAGTTTATTTTGTAATTCAATAATTTCTTTAGATTCTGGATCATAGTCAGCTTCATTATAACCCTCTAAACCTTCTTTTCTTTTATATAAATCTAGCTCTAAGTCACCAAATTGTTTTCGTATCTCTTCTCTTTTTTTTCTTGTTTGTTTTAAATACGAATTTGCTTCATTTTCATCAGCAATAGTTTGATAAGTATCACTAAGAGCTACATTAGGTAATGGTCTTGCAATCCAATTACCAACTCCATATCTCTCGTTTAACTCAGGAGTCATTCTTTCTAGGTCACTTGAAAAGTAACCTTCTGGATCTCTAGGATCATAATAAATTACTGCTTGATATTGCGGTTTACCACCAGGAACACCTCTGCTAGAAGTATAAGCTACATCTGGATTTAACATAAATGTTCCATCTTCTACTTCACCAACATAACCCTTTTGCGCTTTTGCTAATTTTTTGAGTTTTCTCGCCATAATAAATATAGTATACTACAATATACAAAAATAAAAAAAATAATCCTAGCAAACCCCCTACACATTATGGCACATCCAGTAATTACAAAAATTGTGTGCATGGCAATTTAGTTGGGTCCTACACTGCGGCTCCCCTACTTTCTCCTGGACCTTGTGTACCCCCGTTATGAAATGAGGGAGCAAGGTTGTTACTAATTTCCTAAAAACAAATAGACAAAATGGAAAAAACTATGACAGTTCAGAGAGAACTACACTTCAAATCAGTGGCTAAATCAAAGAAAGCCGTAATCTTTTGTTCTAACCCAGTCAGCAAAGCAGACGTGGACAGAGTTAATAAACTCCGTGATAACAAGCTTAACGGCAAAGTTAATCAAGGTGACACAACTATGCAGTTTGGTAAACTAAAAGCCAGAGGCTATAGTGCACTACCAAACTTTGGTGTTAACTACTTCGTACCAATGGACGTGAGTAAACACAAAGCGGCAGACTTGCCTAAAGTTGGTGACACCTTTACACTAGACGTTGTTGTTAAAGAACAAGAGGATGGCACACTAGTGGACGCTAGACCAGTAATTAATGTTAAGACAGGCAAGCCTGTTACTAACTGTTACTGGGCAAGCTTACCAAAGGCGTAAGTAAGTAGAAAGTTAGCACGTGTGTGCTTTCTTTCTTGTAAAGTAATCACTATCATGTATACTTACCTGTCATGACGGTGACATTTGCACATTTGTACACAAAAAAAAGTGTTGTGTGTGCAAAAAACTGTGTGAGACATCTTATTTCCCATATTTCTCCACATATTCCCACCAGTGCAATATTATAGCACATAATAAATAACATAGCTATCATGAGAGTAGTAGTAGCACAAACTGTCTGCTATTACTCTTATGATGCTATCCTATACTATTTGTCTCTTCTCTCTCTATAGGATGAGCATATGTATAACCGCAGTATTAAAAATTAAAACCTTAACACACAAAAGTATTATGAGAAAAAAAGCAGAAGATGTAAGAGCACATCACAAGACATTACCTATAGCATTTGGATACTCTATCAAAGATATAGGACAAGAGTATGAAGAAGAGTATAGCTTACAAGAACATAAGAATGTATTTAACTTTGATGATCTTAAGTGGACATTAGTATATGTTACTCGTGAAGAAGATATGTATCCGTTACAGCGTATTGCAAGAGCGTATGTTGATTTTGATAATGGATTTTATGTATCTATTATTAATGGTTTATACTCAATAGGAGATGTAGATCAGTATGAAATAGCCATCATGGATAAAAATGGTGTTTGTTATGACACAACATTAACTGATGATGTAGTAGGTGGTCTTGATAAACAAGGCGTAGAAAAATGGTTAAGATCTGTATCGTTATTAGATTATGATGAAGTCCATGAATAAGTTTATGCACCTTGTACATAAATTCAGAGCATATATAATACCTGCAATATGTATTATGTATGTTCTGTTTATTATTGTACTAATGACAATTATATTTTTATGAAAAGAATAATAAATAATAAGAACTTATATAAAGGTAATGTTACTAACCTGTATGTAGATGATAATCAAATTATGTATTTAACTTCTATATATAACTCTTTTATAAGACAAGTATATCATACCAAAAAGTTTTATACAGATATAGAGTATAGTATTGGCAGCAGTTCATCAGTGAAATGGCTACAAGATAATTTTAAAAATAGTCATTTACCTGCTGATATTGATGTAATTTCTATTAATAATATAAAATTAGATAATGCTGATGCCTCAGTAAGATTTACTGCATGGGGTTCAATAGATTATATGATTGATATTAAATCAATAAAAGGTGTATCATTTCAAAATAACTGGGAGATGATAAATAACATTAAAACTTATAGATCCAAACTAAAAGGTATAAGAGAATATGTTAAGACTTATTTCCCAGTAATAGCATTTAAAATAACAAGTAATAAGTATGATTCTGTTTCTAAAGAAAACGGATCAGTAATAATCCCAATTAAAGAATTAAATATATGACAGAAGATTTTAAATTTATAGATGATGAGAACGTACCTCCATCTATAAAACCTATGACTGAGTTACATGATAAGTTAGTTAAAGGTTACATTAGTGATAAAGAGTTACAATTACCTAGGTTAATTAGCTCGTTAGAAAAAAGAATTTGTAAACAAGTTGAAGCTATGGTGGATATAGAAGGACAAGTTCAATTATCTAATAGTAAACTTATGAGTTGTCTACAACTTCTTAAAAAACTAATCTTTCACAAAGACATCAGTGATGAATTAAGTGATGAGATTATAGAGGAAGTTGAGAAAATTCATAAATACATACTTGTTTGATGGAAATTAATAATAAATTAATTTCAGAGTTACTCAGTCAGCATGTTATAAATAAAGATTTATCAGATGATGTTAAATCATTTATTACTAATAGCATGTTGGCCTGGAGTGACGCTCAAATAAATACATTTTTACATTTAAGCATTAAGAATCCTAAAGTACAATTATATAATCAATATGATTTTATTTTCTATAAACTTTATAAAGATTGGAGAATAAAAGAATTAGGTGATCATGATGTATTATATGATAAAGGTTTATGTTATAAATATAATAATGAGTATTTATATTTGGGTCAGATAGTAGATACATCAACTTATGGTGATTATAGTAAGTACGCATGCTCTTTTAAAGTAAAGTGTTTTAAAGTTGATTCAGATTTAAAAATGATTTCAACTGATAATACAATAGATTACTTAGACATCATGCCAATATCTACTATAAAGTCTACCAAATTGATAAGTGTAATAGAATCTATAGAAAATAGATAGCTATAATACTACAATATATTTTAAAATTAGTGTGTCAAACTTAATTGCTATCTAGTTAATATTGATATTTTTGTTAATAAAAATATTAATAAGATGCTATTACAATTAAAGAACGGACACACTATAGAAATATCTACAGAAGCATATCTTGATATGACTGATGAAGAATTGAGGGACCTTGAGTGTCTTAGTCCCTCACAATTAATGGAAATAAATAATCCTTGGTATAAACCATTCTCCAGTAAAACAACTAAAATAAAGAAAGAGGATCCAGAAGATCCACATGCACTATATAATGTTACTGATGAAGAAAAGTTAGATGATTTTTATGACCATGAGAAAGAAGACATATAATATTAATTAAGTTCATACTTACAAAAACCAATTAAACAAAATGAATTTTAAAAAAAACCCAGTTGTTATTGTCAAAGATGACATGAACAACACTATTAGAGTATCTAAGAATAACGCAGAGTATGCACACATTAGATTACAACAAGAACGCACAATGATAAACAGCAACGGATGGTTAAACACAACTGTTGTTAGTACACTAATCCATGGTAAAACTGAAGCATTAATTGCATCAGGTATTAAGAGAATGAAAAAATTACCTGGTAATATAGTTGTACAAGAATCTTTAGATGGTAAAGATAGAGATCTTAAATATGCTGGTAAGACTGGTATAGTATGCTGTATTGATGGTCAACCAATATACAGAGTAACAAAGTATGATGCAACAGGAACTTTAGAAGATAATTTTATTGCACATAATAATGGTGATGCAATCAGACAAGCAAATGCTGAGAATGCTGCTACATTAGAAGACCTAGCTGCAGCTGCTGTTGTTACAGAAAATGAGGATGAGTCAGAAGAAACAACTGATGATAATCAAGTAGACTTAGAAGACGCTATTGCTGAAGTAGAAGCTGAAGCATTAGAAACTCCTGCTGATCCAGATGAAGATGAGCATGATGAGTTAACTGTTGAGGATACTGTTGAAGAAGAAGTTGAAGTACAGGAAAATGTATTCACATTATAAGGACTAGCTAACCTATAATATAGCTACTACAGGTTAAGGGTAATCAGAAATGGTTACCCTTTTCCTTTTTTATATCTAGTATTAATTAATTAAAATAATAAAAATGGAAATAACAAGAGATCAGTTATCAAAACTGAACAAACAAAGATTAGAAAACAAATTAAAATACCTAGGTATACTTAGTGAATATCAAACATACAGTAAAGATCTTACACAACAAATAGTATACAGTCAGTTGTCACAAAGACAACACTTTCTTTTTAAAAGAGTGCTTCACGGTTTAAATGTCTACACATCAAATGAATTAGAAAAAATGCACTGGGATAAAAAGAGAAGAATAAAAAGAGTATGGAGACGTGCTCAATCAGTAATTAATACTTGGAAACAAGTAATATGTAATAAACAAGCTAATGAAGTATTTAAATTATTTCACCACAGTTCATTGGCTAAACATTTTATTAATGAAGATGTCAATAATGTTGACCCAAAGTTTATTAATAGAATGACACTAAAAGATTTGGATATAACCTATGAAGATTTAGTTATCAAGTTTATGTCTGAAGGTTTGCTACCTAAAAACTATTTATTAGCTAAGTAATGCAAGCCAAAAAGAAACTGTGTGTAGGCTGTAAGTCTGAGCAGTACATCTGGAAGAATCAATCAGGTAACCGTTATTGTAAGCCATGTTGGCATAGAATAAAAGGTAAAGTAAACTCAATCAAACCTAAACCGGTGTTGAAAAAGAATACAAAACCAATAAAGAAAGTTTCTTCTAAGATGTCTGCTCAACTTACTATCTACAATAAGTTAAGAAGAACATTCTTAGAAAAGTATCCGCTCTGTCAGGCATCATTACCTGGTTGTAATTTACAATCAACTGATGTACACCATATGAAAGGTCGTGGTAAATATTTAAATGACCCAACTACTTGGTTATCAGTATGTAGAACATGTCATAACTGGATAGAAGAGAATCCTACTGAGTCAGAGCAATTAGGATTTAGTAATAAAAAATCATAAATAAAATGAATAAAGTTTTAGAGGTTTGTAAAAACCTGAAACATACTATAGATAGTATGGGAGATAAAGATGTAACAACAGGAGATAGTTCATTGCGTGGTAATAATCCATGGGATGGTATTAGACCTGCAAAAAAAATGTTACAAAATAAGTTGAATAAATTAATGAAAAAAAATAATATAACAGATGAGCAGCTTACAACATGAAATGGATAGAATATCAGAAGAAGTTATTCTTAGCCATAAAATATTACACCAGTTAACTAGACCAGAACTAAACCTTAAAGATCATAAACCTTTAAAAGAATATGATACAGAAGAGATGTATAGTTTATTACATAAGTTAACTAAAACAGATTTAATAACAGTAACTTTAAAATTTTGGTACAATGGACTTAGGACTAAGTGATGCAGCTAAAGAATTTACAGATATGGTATGGTATAAAGAAGAACTTAACAAAGAAATAGCAGAAGCTAGAGAGTATGTTAATGTAGATAAGTATACAGGTTTAGACTTTCATCAACTAATGAAGACTGATAAACAACATATCATTGAAGTATTATCACATGCAATGGGAGCTTTAAGGTACTTAAAAGAGAAGGAAAATGGGAAGAGATGAAGTACAAAGTAAAGCTTTAGATATTGTAAATCAACACCATAGATGTGGCCTGGCTATATCTATGGGTGTTGGTAAAACACGTATAGCATTGCAACATATGATGGAGAACTTTAATCAATTTAGTTCTTATCTTGTTGTTGCACCAAAGAAAACTATTATGGCTGCTTGGAGAGATGAGTGTGATAAAATGAATGCAACACATTTATTGGATCATATTAAGTTTACAACTTATTTGTCATTACATAAGCAGAACCCTAATGAGTTTGATATAGTATACTTAGATGAATGTCATAGTCTCTTGTATAGTCATAAGGATTTTCTTGATAGATATGCTGGTAAAATACTTGGACTAACCGGTACACCTCCAGTATATGGTGAGAAGGCTATGTTAGTTGATGAATTTTGTCCTATGGTATATAATTTTAAAGTTGATGATGCTACTAGTAGTAATATATTAAATGATTATAGAATTATAGTACATATGTTACCTCTTGATAATAGTAGAAACATACCTAAAAAGAAAAGAGATGGTGGTATGTGGTATACATCAGAAGTAAAAGACTATGAGTATCATACTGGTAATGTTGATGACTCTCCAACTATGAGAGCTAAACAACTTGCATCTATAATGAGAATGAAAGCACTGCAAACTTATGTGTCTAAAGAAAAATATACAAAACAACTTATGAGTATCATAAAAGATAAATGTATTATTTTTGCAAACACACAGAAGCAAGCAGATAAAATGTGTGAACATAGTTATCATTCAAAAAATAAAAACAGTGATGACAATTTAAAATTATTTAGTGATGGGACAATTGATAAGCTTTCTTGTGTACTTCAGCTTAGTGAAGGGGTTTCTATTCCTGGTTTACGTAGTGGTATCATTATGCATGCATATGGTAACGAAAGAAAGTCAGCACAAAGAATAGGTAGACTATTAAGACTTAATCCTGATGAGACAGCAATGTGTCATATCTTATGTTATAAGAACACTATTGATGAACAATGGGTTAAGAAAGCATTAGCAGATTTTTCTAAAGATAAGATTAAATATTTTGAACCAACTAAACAACAATTAAATGGGTAAAATGAAAGAAGTATTCATGCAAATGCGTGAAGAACAATGGATGGGGTGTGAAAAAGAATATCTTAGACAGTATGCTGAAAAGCTAAGAGATAAAGATATTTATATGAACATGCCTTGTCCTAATTGTTATGATAAAAAACTATTATATAATTCTACTGCTGATATAAACTGTGCATCTTGTGCTCAAAAGTTTGTATTAGTGGACGCAAATACATTAAGATATGCCTAATTGGACAACACATATAGATGACCTAGAATTTGAGTGTGTATATGACCCAGGTGAAAAACAAACTTGGGATCATCCTGGCGCAAGCTTGACTGTAGAAATACAAAAAGTATGGACTACACTTGAAGACAAAAATGGTAACCCTATTACAGTAAATGTAATGGATATATTAGATCAAGACATTGATTATGAATCAGCAATTGAAACCATCATAGAAGAAATAAAAAATGATGAACCAGATCCTGATATGTATAGAGATGACTATTAAGATAATAATAAGTGATCCGGGTGATGAACAACCAGGAACACATATAATAATAAATACATGAAAGCATTATTTACAAGTATACTTACTAAGAAAGATGGAGAATGGAAACATGCATTATCTATTAAAGAAAATGAGTATAATGACTTAATGGATGAATTACCAGAAGGTACAAAGGTTAATATAACTATTGAGGTTCAAGGTAAAGATGCAACATATTCACAGAAAAAAAGAATCCATGCCATGATTAGACAAATATCTAATGACACTGGCATGGACTTTGATTCTTTAAAGTTAGAAGTTAAAGAAAGAGCTGGACTCAGTATTGATGGTAAATATAAATCATTTGCAGATTGTGATACTGATGAATTGAATGGTGCTATACAGTCTTGTATTGCTATTGGTGACTTTGTAGGTTGTAATGTACGTTAATCACTATCATGCACATCATTTCTTCTTGCCCTTCTTTTTGCTTTTCTTAAGTGTTTCTTGTGAGTTTTTATTTGCTTCTATAACTCTTGCAGCAATATCTTCATCAGTTAATGGCATTGCAGTATCACCTTGACCTGTTAATGCTTCCATGAAAGTCTTTCTGTCATAAATTTTAGTTTTCTTCTGTAGCCCTGCTTGTGCATTAAACTCATTAGTGAGCATCATTAGTGTCCAAACAGCTACATCAAGATCACAGACTTTACTTTGGTCAAAGTCTTCACCTTTATAATCAGCTTTAAGATATTCTAAAGCTCTAGTTGCTTCAACTGGATCAACACCATTAATAACATACTCTAATGTTTTTTGTATTGATCTACTAAATGCACCTGATATTTTTATATCTACAGTATCTTCATCCGGAACTGTTGCAAATACATCTTCTGGTAATTGTTCTGACAATTCTACCATTTCTTGTATTGCTTTTTTGTCTATTTCTTCCATTTTAATTAATGTTTTTATAGTACAAAGATATGAAATATAATTAAATAAACACAAGGTTAACACGTTTTAATTTTGTATATTTGTTAATCAAAAAACCAGATATGGAACCAAGTATTTTATCACCTGAAATGGCCAAAGATGTGGCTAATTTCATTGAGAATTTTGAAAATAAACATAAGTATTCAGTTAACATAACTGTAGGCGGCTTAACAAGCTCTATAAACATAGTAGATAATCCTGAAAGAGTATCATTAAAAGACCTTTCTAATTTTGTTGTTATGTGTATGCATGAGTTTGATAAAAGTCTTATAGTATATAATAATCTATCTGATGTTAAGACAAGAAAGAGAGATGTTCTTATTTGGATACAGTTATTTTCTTATCTAGCATGGAAGTATGGATACAGTAAAAGTAATATTGCTAGATTCTTAAATAAAAATCATGCAACAGTCATACACAGTATAAAAACTATAGAAAATTTTAGAGATACCAATGATGTAGAATTTGTTGCCATTTATAAACATTTTGAAAACTATTTAAAAAATTATGTGGGAACTACTACAGGAAATATTGATAGACAAACTTACACCAAATCAGCTATTGCTTCTATATGCAATTGAAAATAGTACTAGCATACAAACTATTAATCCTCATTTAGAAATAAAAGGATTAGTAGATAATAAGTATGTTGAGTATGAACCGGGTAAGAAAGTCACTATAACTAATAAAGGTAAGGACATTATAACTAAATATAATTCTTATTTTACCAAAGCTAAAAAGAAAACTAATATCCATATAATGGGTAAAGAATATGTAGATATGGTAGAAGAATATAGAGAGTTATTTCCTGCAGGTAAATTACCACACGGTAAACCTGCAAGAGTAAATGTAAAAACCTTGATAAATAATTTTAGATGGTTCTTTCAAAACTATGATTACACATGGGATGAAGTTATTGCTGCTACTAAACGTTATGTTAATGAGTATGCACAAAAAGATTATCTGTATATGCAGACTAGTCAATACTTTATATCCAAAGCTGATCAATCCAAAGTTAAGCAATCACAACTTGCTGATTATTGTGATATGATTAGAGATGGAGTAGAGGAAGAAGATAATAATCATTTTAGTGAAAACGTAGTATGAGTAAACAAGCATGGAAAGGACAACATAATGCTTTTGAAGAAGCACTTAGATATATGCTTGATAGACAATCAGGTAAAGAAAAATCTATATATACACCATGGCCTAAGTTTAATGATGCTGTAACAGATGGATTAGAGTGGAATACTCTTACTGTTATTGGCGGTAGACCAGGGTCAGGTAAAACTTTAATTAAGGATCAGATAGTTAGAGAATCATTTGTATTAAATCCTGCAGATGAATTCAGAGTATTAGAATTTCAGTTTGAAATGGTAGGTAGAACCTCAGCAATAAGAGAATTTAGTTCTATAACCGGTAAAACATACAAAGAGTTATGTAGTGCTGGATCAACATTAAGTTCAGATGTATTTAACAGATGTCATTTGTATGCAAAAGATAGAGTTAAGTTTCCTGTTGATATTGTATCTACACCTATGACTGTAAATCAAATGCGTGAGCAAGTTGATATGTATATGAATGAACATAAAGGTCAGAAAACTATTATAACATTGGATCATACTATACTAGTAAAGCGTGCACCATATCAAAACAATAGGTTAGATATGTTGTTTGAGTTAGGTGAATTCTTTACACAAGTAAAGCGTGAGTATCCGTGTTTATTTATAGCACTATCTCAACTTAACAGAAACATAGATAATCCAGATAGAGCAGTAGATGGTAAGTATGGTAACTATATTCTTGAGTCAGATATATTTGGCTCAGATGCTATGTTACAACATGCTGATACTTTAATTGGTATTAACCGGCCTGCTAAACAAAAGATTAAATACTATGGTCCTGATAGATATATGATAAATGATGATAAAACATTAGTATTACATTTTCTTAAAGCAAGAAATGGTGATGCACGTATGTCATTCTTTAAAGCAGCGTTTGAAAGAATGGAAATATTAGAGATGGAAACACCACCTCAAGCTCCAAGAAGACAAGTTTAATAAATAAAATAATATGACACCAGCTGAAAGAAAGAAAAAAGTAAAGGAGTTGTTTAATGAACATGAAGAGTATTTTACTTCTAATAATATTAAACATCCATTATACATTCCTAAGATGGCTTATAGGCCACCTGGTAAGGATGAAAAGCATATATCTTTTTTCCCTAGTGAGTTACAAAAGGGAGAAGATATATATACAGAGTTTGTAAGTATTGATTATGACTCTGAAGATCCAAAGAGAACATTATACTTCTTAAAGCATAATCCTCATTGGTCTGAAGAATATGAATTAGTTACATCAAAATCAGGACATGCTAGACATATCATTCCTATTGGTGAACTAAAAGTAATCAATGATATAAACTCAAGAACTAATGCGCAAGTAGCTAGCCTTGCAGATGCAGTAACTAAGTTAACTACACAGGATATTAACATTAATAATCCTGAAACAGAAAGAACTATGTTAGATGTAGCAAAAGGTATAGAAAAAGCGTTGATAGGTATTCAAAACCTATTGAGAAACATTAATAGAAATCAATTAAATCAATAAAAATGGCACAAAGCGTATTAATTATTGCTGACTCAGGGTCAGGTAAATCAACAAGTATGAGGAATCTTCCTGCAAAGGAGACCTTTATAATTAACATTGCAAATAAACCTTTACCATTCAAAGGATGGAAGAAAGATTATACTAACATTAGTAAAGATAATCCTAAAGGTAATATGACTTCAGCTTCTTCAGCTGCTGGTATTATTAAAGCAATGAAACATGTTAATGATAACATGCCGCACATCAAAACATTAGTTGTAGATGATTGGCAGTATATGTCCAGCTTTGAATATTTTGATAGAGCTAATGAGAAAGGTTATGATAAGTTTACTCAAATTGCGGCTAACCTAGCACAAGTTGCTAAGATGCCTAAAGATATGAGAGAAGATCTAACTATCTTTTTCTTAACTCATTCAGAAGATAGCACTGATATAAATGGACACAGAAAAGTTAAAGCTAAAACAATTGGTAAAATGATTGATAATACTTTAACATTAGAAGGATTATTTTCTATAGTTTTGTTTGGTCATGTAAAGAAAGATGATGACGGACAATTACATTATGGATTTGATACTGTAAATAACGGGGAGAATACATGTAAATCTCCAATGGGAATGTTTGAAGATTCCTTTATAGATAATGATTTGCAATTAGTTAAAGACTGTATTGCAGAGTATGAGAACTAAGTTAATTAATTAAAAAAGTAAAAAAAATGTTAAACACTAAAGACATGCAAGTAGGAGCCGGTAAAGTTAGACCTTTAATTGGCCCAGGTAACAACGTAATTAAAATCAATTCAATTACATTTGATCAAACACCATATGATTCTGAAGCATACAATGTAATGCTACATGTAGAAACTAAGCCAGTTGGCGGAGACTTTGAAGGATTCTTTAGAGATAAAGATAATGAGTCTGCAGGTAGATATGAAGGACAAATTGGTAGAGTTAGAATGACACCATATCCTTACAAGACTACAACATTACCAAGTGGTAGAGAAATTGATAGAGATCAAGAAGTTCTCAAGTCTATGATATTCTTAAGTGAAGTAATGAATAAAAGAAATGAACTAGATGCAATAGAAGCTAGTACAATTGAAGACTTTGTATCTTCTACTAGTAAATTATTTGCTGGTTCTTTCTTTAATGTATGTTTAGGATCACGTGAGTGGGAAAACAAAGAAGGATATATTAATAATGATTTATATCTTCCTAAGTTATCTAAGGACGGTGTACCTGCTGAAGAATTAGATAAAGCAAACTCAAGACTATTGACTTTTAATGAGGCAACTCATGTAAGAAAAGTACAAAAGAAAGCTGAGTCAACTACATCTAATGCAAACTTTGAACCAGCTATGAATGGTTCTGCAGGATCTGACTTTGATTTATAGTATATAACAAAAGTAGCGGGTGCTGAATGGTGTAATTCCAGACGTGGTCATACCAGCTTAATTGAGGAGAAAATATTTTCAGACCAACCCTCAGCCCCAAACTTTTAAATCTAATACTATGTTTACTACAAAAGGATTTGCTGATAATAAAAATGATGTAAATAGTGCATGGGTATTTGAATACTACTTAACATTACCTGAAAGGTTAGCCGGTCAGGATTTAAAAATTAAGTCTGTATTTAATCCTAATGAACGTACTCCTAGTATGTGTATCTATTTATGTCCATATAAAAATGAGTATAAGTTTAAAGATTTTTCTACAGGTAAACAAGGAAGTAAGGTTGACTTAGTACAAGAATTATTTGACCTGAATTATTCTAAGGCCCTCTTTAGAATAGTTGAAGACTATAACAAATGGGTAATGGATGGTGGTGTGTTTGACTCAGAAGAGTTTGTACCTGCTCCAAAGTTTAAATTAGATGCAACAATAACAAGAGACTGGAATGATCAGGATGCAGAATTCTGGTTACAGTTTAATATAGGCGCTTCTATGCTAGCAAAGTATTTAGTTTTACCTTTAGATTATTTTACTATGGTAAAAGATTCTGAATCAAGTATTGAAAAAATTAAAATACAAAAGCCAGGGATTTATGGATACTTTGATACTGCAGGTAAATGTTATAAGATATATCAGCCTCACAGTAAAAAGAATAAGTTTACTAAAGTTCTTGAACATCTTCAAGGACTTGATCAGTTAACAGGTAAGAAAGATTATCTTGTAATAACTTCTTCACTAAAAGATGGTATGTGTATAAGCTCTTTTGATTTTAACTTAGAGTTTATTGCTCCTCATAGTGAGAATACAATAATCAAACCACATATAATCCATAATCTTAAACAGAATTATAAAAAAGTATTATCTTTGTTTGATAATGATGAAGCAGGTCATACTGCAATGGAAACATACAAGCGTGTATATGATGTAGAAGGTATATATATTAAGTCTGAAAAAGATATATCAGATGCAGTTAAAAAGTATGGAGCCCAAGCAGTTAAGCCTAAATTGTTTAATTTAATAAAGTCAAGTATATGAAATGGTGGATACCAGGTAACGTACCAAGCTCAAAGAATAGCAGAAGATGGACAGGAAAATATTTTATAGCAAGTAAAACTGTTATGAAGTATAGAATGGATACTAAAGCAGATTATATAAGAATTGCACCACAATTTAAATATGAAATTGCTAAGTATGAATTTCCTCTTACTGTAACATTTAAGTTTGTTAGAGGTACCCGCCATAAGTTTGATTATATTAACCCGTGTCAAACTGTACAGGATGACATGGTTAAACATCATTGGATAGAAGATGATAATATGAATTTTATTATACCAAAATTTGAACCATATGAATATGATAAAGAACATCCAGGTGTCTGGATTGAAATTGAAGAACATTTAAATAAATTAAAAGATGAGTAAACCTGAGTTCACTTTAGAAGTGTATGATAAACTTATAGAAATGATGAGATCCTCCAACCCGGAGGATTTTTTTATGGGTGTAGAAATATATAAGCATCATGATAAGTCACACATAATAGATATGCTAATGATAAAATCATTTGGCGGATCTAAAAGAGCAGACTTTATTGAAGCTATAGGTTTTGACACAATAAAATATAATAGATATATTATGCTTGATGATTTAAAAAAAACTATTGATGAGTATATGTTAGAAACAGAATGTAAAATATTTAAAAGATTAGAAGATGAATACAACAGTTATTAATTTACAAAAAGTAGTAGATAAAGTATCCAAGGCTTGTAAGACCCTTATGTTTAAAGAACCATTTTATGGTTTATTACTTATAGGTATGAACAAAAAGTACAGAGATGATTTACCTACTGCTGGTGTTAGTAAGCTTGGCATGGGTGTACAACTAGCAATCAATCCTAAATTCTTTGATGGTCTTACAGAAATGCAACAAATAGGTTTGATGAAACATGAAATACTTCATGTAGGATTTGGTCACTTAATAACAAGAGATTCATATGCTGATCATAAACTATTTAATATTGCTGCAGATCTTGAGATCAATCAATATATTGAAAGTAATATGTTACCTGAAGGTGGTTTAACACTAGATATGTTTCCTGAATTAAAATTAGATCTTAAAGCAGGTACAAAATATTACTATGATAAATTGCAACAAGCTAAAGATGATGGATCATGTCCAACACTAGACAATTTATTAAATGAAATGAATGGAGCTAGTCAATATTGTCACTCTACTTGGGATGAGTTTGATGAGTTATCAGAAGCTGATAAGAAGCTAGTACAAAAACAAATTGAACATCAACTCAAAGAAACTGCAGATCTAACAGAGAAAAGACAAGGTCATGTACCCGGTGAGTTCTCTGAAATCATAAGAAGACTTAGAACAATTGAACCTCCTTCATTTAACTGGAAGGCATATCTAAGAAGATTTGTTGGTAATTCTAGTATAGTATATACAAAGAAGCTGAGACGTAAGTACAATAAAAGATACAGCGGTAACCCTGGTCTTAAAATTAAACACAAGAATCATATCTGTGTTGGTGTTGACACAAGCGGATCTGTATCTAATTCAGAATTACAAGAGTTCATGAGTGAGCTTACACATATGCACAAGACTGGTCATCAGATTACTGTAGTACAGTGTGATACACAGATCAATAGTGTAGAAGTATTTAATCCTAAAAAAGATTGGGATATAAAAGGTAGAGGAGGCACAAGCTTCCAACCTGTAATAGATCATTACAATGAAAAAGGGCATTATACTGCTCTAATATATTTAACAGATGGTGAAGCTTATACTCCGGATAACTGTCCAAAGAATTCTCTTTGGGTACACAGTTCTCGTTGTGAGATAAATGAAGAGTTACCAGGACTAAAAATTCAAATTAATAAATAATAAAGAAAATGGCACAAGTAAATTTAAACATTGATGAGTTAAAGGATTTTGTTAATCACGTAGTTAACAACAATAGATTCCTACAAAAACAAGGTAAGAAGCCCGTAGCAATTGAAGTTGTTGGTGAGTCCGGTATTGGTAAGACTACATCTATTATGGACATGGCAAGAGATCATAATCTAGATTTTGTTAAACTTAATCTTGCACAGATAGAAGAGCTAGGTGACCTTGTAGGTTTTCCTGTTAGACAATTTCAAATGTATAAAGAAAAGCAAGTACCTGTTAAAGGTGATGATGTAAACTATAGTAGAACAGGCGCTGCAGCTGATGATCTACTTAAGCTAGCAAATAAAACTACTACTAAAAAAGTTGGTCAGTGGGTTGATGAACTAGCTGTAGCAGAATATCTTAAGAGTGGATGGAAAATGACCGGTCAAAACCGTATGTCATACTGTGCACCTGAGTGGATTGCAGGTAAGAAGAAAGGTGGTATCCTTCTTCTTGATGACTGGAACCGTGCAGATGTAAGATTCATTCAAGCTGTTATGGAATTGGTAGACCGTCAAACATATATTTCATGGACACTACCAGAAGATTGGCATATCATATTGACTGCAAATCCTGATAACGGTGACTATATGGTTAACTCTGTTGACTCAGCACAGAAGACTCGTTACATTACTGCAAACTTAAAGTTTGATGTAGATGTGTGGGCAAGATGGGCAGAGGCAGAAGGTATTGACTCAAGATGTATTAACTTCTTGTTGATGCATCCTGAACTTGTAACACAAGAAACCAATGCAAGATCTATCTCTACATTCTTTAATGCTATATCTAGCTTTGAAAAGTTTGATGAGAATCTACCACTAATCCAAATGATTGGTGAAGGTAGTGTAGGTGAAGAGTTTGCATCTATGTTTACAATCTTTATTAATAACAAACTAGACAAGCTAGTTACTCCTAAAGATTTATTGACTCATGACAATGAGCAATATATATTAGGTGAGCTGGGATCATGTGTTGGTAAAGATGATTCATACCGTGCAGACATTGCGTCTACACTTGCAACAAGACTTGGTAACTACGCTGTTGTATACTCTAAAGAGAATACAGTTAACCAAAAAATTACTGATAGACTACTAGCATTATGTACTAAAGAGTATTTCTCTAATGATCTTAAGTATTTAGTTGTTAGAACTATCTTTAATGGTAATAAGCAAAAGTTCAACAAGTTTATGATGAACCCTGAAATAATTAAAATGACATTAAAGTAATGGCAAAAATTCATGAAGATGTAAGATCTATGAATAATATTGTTTCAAGTTTAGGTATTGCCTCTACAGACATCAATGGGATGATCTGTAGTGGTGATGCCCTAAGCTATACAACAGTATTAGTTAGTGAAGATGAAACATCATATATAAAACATCAAGAAATATTAGAAGGAGATAATGAATCTCCCATTATAAATTATAAAAACAAAAAAGCTTTTATTATTCCTGGCTCAAGCATAACTGCTGATAAATTAAAAATGGAATTAAAAGAGCATGATATTAAAATTACTAATGATATAGATCAAGCAGATGTATTTATTACTAATGTAATGTCATGTCAAACAGTTAATGATCATAATATACCATTGCGTGCTATTATGTTTAATATTGAAAATGGTTATTCTATAACTGAGTTTGAACAAGGTGAAAGAAAATGTGATATTATTAATAATTGGATGACTGATGAAAGCATAGAACATGTAATATGGGATAATAGACGTTCTGAAGTTCTAGGTACTTATCTTGGTAGTTGTGAATATGATTCTCTTCCTTATAATACACATGTATATACAGGGATGGCTTTAAAGATTTTGGATCGTATTGTTAATGATGGTTGTGAAACTATTACTGGAGACAGAGTTATGGATGAATCTCCTAATCAACAAATACTAACTCAAAGCTTGCTTGATACATGTTTACAAATGTATGATGCGGGTGGTGATGATAGATCAATGTTAGAAAAGATTTTACCTACAATACGTACTGATGTTAATCATCATTTATTATGGAGACTACATGGTACTATTCAAGAATATCATTTTAGTTCACGTAATAAAGATATAAAGTATTGGTTTAATAAATCACAACATAGTTGGTATTCAAGAATGAATGCTGAAGATTTTGTAAAACAACATGATGAAGATGGTACACTTACTTCTGAGGGCTTCAAGTATATGGAGCCTATCATAAGAAAAGCAATCCAAATTTATAACAGAGAGCTGTATGTATTTACAGTAAGAATTAAACCAGAGTATGAAAAAAAATATTTAAAAAAAATACACGTACACAGATGAAACTAATAAAAATACATAAACTATCATTTTCACTTGCTGATAATGATTATAAAATAGACAGTAGACACAATCATATCTCAGTATATTCTAATGGTGATTATTTATTACATGGAGTAGATGAAAAAGTTAGTAGATATGGTGATCAAATGGTAGATGCTGTAATAAAAAATATAAAAGATGATGAGATAGATTCATTAGATAATATAAAATTTTTATATAGGTATCCAAACATTAGTTTATCTAGAGATAGAGTTGCGCTTTATTGTCAAGACAATGACTTAAAAGTAATTAGAAATAAACATAGTGCTGATGTAAGAATTATATCAAAAAAGTTTATAGAAAAACTAATAACTTATAGTTGGTCTGGTAATTATGCAGCTGTATCTAAATCTATTGATATAGTTAAAAAATATCCTAATGCTTTTAATTCAAAAGAATGTCAATTAGAGTGTATAAATATGCTTGAAAAACTTCCTGAAGATGAAGTAATAGATGTGAGTGCAATAACTCGTAGATATTATTATGCTGACAATTGGGAAAAAACTGTTGCTCCAATGTTAGATGATTTTAAAAGCTGTAAGAGTCATTCTAGTAATTGGACAATTTTAGCTGATAATATAGGTTTATATAATGAAATCATAAATGGTGCATTTAAATGGATGTTAGATGATAATTGTAATAAGATTATGTCTGCAGAATCTGTAGCATTAGATGATGAAAGTTTTATTCAAATCAAAAACATGTTAAAAAATGGTGTTGCTGATGATAAATCTGTTGCAATGAGTTTGATGGCTAATTGTGATATTGAAAAATCTAAAACTTATTTGGCTATGTTATTCTTTCACTTTGGTGAAAAAATGAAAGGAACTAAACCGTGGAATACAGTTAGTTTTAAATCATTAAGAAAGAGTTTTCAAAAGTATTATGATAACACTAATTATAACTATGGTAGTGCGCATAGGTATCAAAAACTTATAGAGATGTTAGTTGATGATGATGCATTAACTTTACCTGCTATGCAACATTGTTTAGATTTATTATTTGAATCTGTTATAAAGCAATCTACTGGTCTAGCATCTTGTAATGCTTTTCAAATTGAAAGAAGTTCTATAAGACTTAGTGATGAATTTGCAGATAAAGTAAAAACAAAATCTTTATCACAAGTAATAAAAGAAGAGAACTGTATGTATAATGATGATTTACCTTTTTAACTATGACAGACAAAGAACAAATATTTAAAGACAAATATGATAGAGGAGAATTTAAGTTTTCATATTCAAGTATGAATAGACTTAGGTTCTCCCCTAAGCTTTTCTACAAGGATTACATCCTTAAAGATAGAGAGGTTAGATTAGATAAGCACCTAATAGAAGGTAGACTACTGCATCTATTATTATTGCAACCAGATAATTTTACAAATGATTTTGCATTGCTACCGGGTAAAATACCATCAGAAGCTGTGCGTAGAGTTCTTAATGAAGTTAAGGGACTTGCTGTAGGAGATCTAGAAGATTTAGAACCTGAGATTATAACTGCTTTAAAACATCAGAACTTATATCAGTCTATCAAAGATGACTCAAAGAGATTAGCAAAGATACTTACGGATGACAACAAAGAGTATTTTAAATTTCTACTTGTATCAGAAGGTAAAGACATCATTGATCAAGATATGTATGATAAGACTGCAGAACGTGTAGAGATTGTCAAATCAAAGAAAGATATAATGGGTTTACTTGATCCAGTTGTAACAGACTTTGAGTTAGATGAAACTGAAACGTTTGCAGAATCATATCTAGAATGTGATTTAAGAGATCTTAAGTTTGGTCTTAAGGGTTATGTAGATAAATACATAATAGATCATAAGAAAAGGTCAATCACTATCATTGACATCAAGACGTCAGGCAAGTCCATTACTGATTTTGTAGACACTGTAGATTATTACAATTATTGGATGCAAGCTGCCATTTATACTATGTTAGTATTAAAAAATGTGCCAGATGGTATACAAGGTTATAAAATAAACTTTAACTTTATAGTAGTAGATACGTATAATCAAATATATAATTTTGAAGTAAGTAATCAAACTATGCAAAACTGGGGTAAAAATCTTATGTCAGTAATAAAAGCATGTGAGTTTCACTTAAATGAAATGAATTTTGATTTACCGTATGAGTTTATTAATAACAAAGTAATACTATGATGTATAAAAAATATTTTCAAAAGAGCAAGATCTTCCTCTATCCTTTACTTAGTATAAAGAGAGGGGTTGATTTTGTTCCTGTTGAAACATTTTTAACCTGGGAAGATAATTATACTATTAAAAACAAAAAATTTATGTGTTTGTATGAGCAAAAAGAAACAGATGAATGGAAAGAGTTTGAGAATAAGTATTTATTATCTAATATATATTTTTATGACTATGTACCTTTGGCTAAAAATATTCACTTATACATATTTGATATGAGTGATATTGCCTCTTGCTATAATAAGATTAGCCGTGGTAAATATTCAGAAGTTCTTGAGTCAACAAAAGAAATCATTATGAACTTTTTTGGTGAGAAAGGAGCTATTTCACAATACATAGAAGAATTTTTGTATCCAGAATATTATCATACACAATATGCAGAAGAACTAAATGTAAATGTATCACAATTAGAAGAAGTATATGAATTGTGTGATAAACCGGATTTAGAAAAAGAAAAGTTGGTCTACAAAAAACCTGACCCAAAAGCTATTTTTTCAAAAAAGTTTTTATCTTTGTATTCTAATTCAAAATATATTTTAACATGAGTAAAGAAAACAAAAAACCAACGTATGGACAAAACATGTTGTTAACAACATCTAATTGGGGACCATACAAAACATTTAAATTAATGCCTGTACTTGAGGATTGTCCTTATGTAGAGGTTATATTTGACCCAAGTAGTAAAATACTTGCTGTTATTTCTAAAATAAGCAAAAGTTCATATCATTTTGTTCCTAAAATTGATGACAATGGTGATGAAGTACAAACCAAAATCAAACCTAGACCAAACGGTAAAAAGGTAAAAGAACAAAGAGTGATGATGGATACGCATGCTGAGTATTATATTGTAGAAGTTGATGAAATTAAAAGTTTTATCAAAGAATTTGCAATTAATGCTGATTCATATGACTTTAATACAATCATTGATAATGATGTAGAAGAAATGAAAAGAGCACTTTCCTCTGAGAAAGCCACAAACCTAAACCTTGTTTAGGAGTTTTCTTTATTAACCAATCCACAGAAAGGGACTCCGGTCCCTTTTTTTGGGTCTAATCTATTTATTTATGGAATTATTAATTATTGGTATAGTATTTTTAGCTATAATAAGACTTGGTGCATATGCTTTAGATCATGGTAGACAAGTAGAAGAAATGAAAAAATTTAAAGAAAATTTAAAAAAATTTGATTTAGATAAAGAGCATAAAGCTGATATGGATGCACAAGATTCTAAATGGGGTAAGCATAAAATATGAAGAACCATTGGGTAATGGATTATGAAACACTCAGTAACTTCTTTTGTGGTGTATTTAAACATTATAAAAAAGAAGAGTACAAAGTATTTGTAATTCATTCAAAAAGAGATGATAGAAAAGCATTTATAGAATTTCTTGAACAAAATAAAAATAATAGAGAA